AATGTTAACAATTAAAATAAAAAATATTATTTATGATTATTATAATCAAATAAATAAAAAAATTCTTTTAGAAGAATTATTATCTAAATATAGTGTAATGAAAAAAAAATATTCTTATATCTATAATAATAATTATGAAACATTATTAGTACATAAAAATAAAAAATTTTATATTTATAATTTATATAAAGTCAACTATGAAATTTCCTAAATTAAGTGAAAAAACTTTACTAATTCTTATTCTCATTGGATTAATTCTTATTCCAATAATTATTACAATATTACTAAAAATTTTATTTTCAGAAGGTTTTACATCTAATAAACCATATAAAGAGTTATTATTTTTTTCATTAGATGGATGTCCACATTGTGAAAATATGAAACCAACATGGGATCTATTAAAAAAAAATTATGGAAATAATCAATTTATCAAATTAATAGAAGTCAATGGAAAACAAAATAAAAAATTAGTAGAATTATATAAAGTAGAAGGATTTCCAACATTATTATATGTAAAAGATGAAAAAATAAAAGATGAATATAATGGTGATAGATCATATGAAGATTTAGTGAAATTTTTAAAACATAGTATGTCAAATTAATTATTATTATATATTATTAATATATAATGAATCAAAATATTGGCAATAATATATTAAAAACTCATAAAATATTTAATAGATTATTTAAAAGAAAATTTAATAAACTTATTAAATATTTCGATGAACCACATGAAAAATTATATTTTAATATAATACTTATAATAATATTTGGTATTATTTATAAAATTTTATATATAATAGATAAAAAATCATTTTCTACTGAATTATCATGGTTTGATTCTTTCTATTTTTCTAGTATTACTAATTTTACATTAGGTTATGGAGATATAATTCCAAAAAGTATAGTTGCTAAAACATTTGTTGTTATGCATTCAATGATATTTTGGATGGTTGCAATAGCATAAGTTTTAAATTAAAATATTATAATATCAAATGTATTTTTTAAAATATTTTTGATTTTTTTCTGATAATATTTAAATAAATATTATATATATATGATAAAATGAATGATATATGTAAAGATTTTTTAAAAAATGATTCTATTAATCCAAGAACTGGTTATAAAATTAAAAAAAATGGACCAACTTATAAAAAATTATTAAAAGAATGTGAAAAAAAGGTTTCTTTACACAAAGTAGTAAAAGTAAATAAAAAGATAACTAAGAATATTGATAAAAAAAATGTAAAAAAAGAAAATGAAAAAAACTATAAAAAATGTAAAAAATTTGAAGAAAATAATAATATAAATCCATTTTCTGGAAGAAAAATAAAAAGAAATGGTCCAACTTATAAAAAACTAATTCGAAAATGTGATGAAATTAAAATTCTCTATAAATTAAATAATAATTTTAAATCAGATAAGGAAATAAAAACTAGTTTAGCTCGTATAAATACTTCTATTAGAAAAGTAATGAAAACACCACAAAAAAATGATTTAAATTTAATTATCAAACATAAAACAAAAAAAATAAAATCAGAAAAAGGTTTAATTGATGGAACTGTATTGATGGAAATAATTATGATTTACTATTTAATACGCAAACATAAAGATAAAATAGATTTTTTCCCAAATTTACAATTTCAAAAACTTTTAGAAGAATTAAATACTAAATCAATTGAAAAAATACAAACAAAATTTAGTGATTTAGGATTTATATTTGTATTTCAAAAAAATAATACTGAATATGATATTATAACATTTTTACCAACAAAAAATCCAAGTAATTTCATATTTAATTTAAAAAACTCAAAAAAAAGATATGTTATATCTCCTTTAATAATAAAAACGCGAACTAAAAATGGTAAGTATGAATCTGGACACGCTAATGCTATTATTTATGATAGAAAAGAAAATATTGTATATAGATTTGAACCGCATGGATATAATCCAGATCGCATTGATATAAATGATGCTATGAATTTTTATTTAACTGATTTTTTTTCTGAATATGGCATAGAATACAAAAATTTATCAGAATATTGTCCACTAGTTCAAGGTTTTAAGCGTGGACCTCAAGCTATGGAAACTTATGATAGTATTAAGGGTGATCCAGGAGGATTCTGTTCTTATTGGACAACATATTTTTTAGATTTTTTAATTGAAAATCATAATAAACCAAAATATAGATCAAAATCAGTAGGTGAAATGTTAACTATTATGTTAAATTCCATAGAAAAAACTTTTAAAAATTTTAAAGAATTTATTAGAACATATGCTGTTTTTTTTAATGAAGTTTTTATTAATATTGGAAATAAAAAGAATATTGATAGAATTATCGATGTTACATTAAAGGATTTATAATTTTAATCACAATTAAAAAAAAAATAAAATTGAAGTAAATATTTAATAAATTATTATGATGGAATCATTAAGTATTGAAAAAAAGAAATTATTAGATTATCAAACATTATTAAAATTAACATTTGAAGAATTAAGTAAATATATTAGAAATAATGAAAATATTGAAAATATCAAACTATTTCTAAATAATTTAATGAAAACTTTAAATCTTAAATTAAGATTTAATAATAAAACTGTTAAAGTATTTCTAACAGTATATTTATTTGTTTTTCATAATGATATAGTAGTTCAGAGTAAAGATGATTTTAATCAAAAAATGATTACACTTTCAAATGAACTTGTATTAATGTTTGAAAAATTATTTAATAATTATTCATTAAATAATAGTCTTAAATTTGAAAAAGATTTTAATAATTATTTAAATTTTTTTAATGAATGGAAAAGAAGAGATTCATTGATTATTATTAGACCAATTTTAAAATCATATTTTGAATTAGAATTGTTAATGAATGAATTTAAAAAAAATAATAATAATGATTATCTTTACATAGAAAGAAAATTAAGAAGTTTAAAAAATAATATTAAAATGATTGCAGGTGATGATGGATTAGAATATTTAAATAAAAGACAAATACCTGTCTTTAAAAATGAAAAAATGTATACAGATGTAGAAAAAACTGTACATAAAGCATTCTGGGATGTATTTCAAGAAAATATCGAAAATAATAAATTAGATCAAATTACTAAATTTTTATCAGAAGTAAAAGAAATGATTCATGAAATGATTGAAAATAAAAATTTTTTAAAAGAATTTGATGAAAATGTTGATATTAGTATTATTGAAAATGTAATGAAGTCAAATCAACCAGAACAATTAGTATTATTTATGTTTACATTTATTAAATATTTAACATCTTTATTATATAAATTACAACCACCATCAGAAGATAAAAATACAAAATTATTTGAAGAAAATCTTGAAAAAATGTTTAGTGATAATAAAAAAAATAGTGAAATTTTAAGATATTTTTTTGAAAATTATTTTAAGAAATTAGAAGTAATTAAAAAAGTTACATTATATATTAAAAAAAATATGAATGTACAAAAAACAAAAATTGAAGAAATTTAATTAACTATAATTATTTAAATATAATTTTTTTATATTTCTATCATTTTCAAGTATATATCTAAAATCTATATTATTATGTTTGAAATTTTTATAATTATTAAAACTTTCATATATTATATCAATTTGTTCTCTATATGATTTAAAATACATATTATCAATTTTTATTATTCTATCTGCTATAAATAATTCATTTTTGTAATAATATTTAACTGTTTTATTACCATATCTAATTTCACTTCTATTATATATCATAAAATTACGATTAATATCAATATCATAATTAATATTTTTAATAAAAAAAATTATATTTTTAAATTTTTCATAATGTATAAAAAATTTTCTATATTCATTTATAATTTTTACAATTCCTTTTTCTTTAAAATATTTTATTAATATATCGTTGTTATTATTCATTATATATATTATTTATTTTTTTAAAATTGATTATAATTATTATAAATAATAAAATATGTATTCAAAGAAAAGAAAATTAAATAACTCAATGAGCATTGTAACAAAAATTAATGATGATGTAACTAACGATGATGGTGAAGGTGAAGAAATTGTAGAAACAATTGATAATAATATTTATTTTTATAGTGATGTTACAACAAAAACATGTTTTAGTTTAATTAAACAATTAAAAAAATTAGATATGAAATTACAAACAGATAAACTTCGAAATAATTTAGAATCTGTTAATATTAATTTACATATTCATTCATATGGAGGTGATTTATATGGTGCATTTGCAGTAATTGATATTATTAGAACTTTAAAAACACCAGTTTATAGTTATATTGAAGGTATTGCTGCATCAGCTGCAACAATAATTAGTGTAGTATGTGAAAAAAGATATATTTACAAAAATTCATATATGTTAATTCATGAATTATCATCTTTTATGGTTGGTAAATTTCATGAAATGGAAGATGAATTTAAAAATTGTAAACAATTTATGGAAGTTATTAAAAAAATTTATAAAGAAAATACAAATGTTAATAAAAAACAATTAAATGATATTTTAAAACATGATTTATGGTGGGATTCTACATTATGTTTAAAAAATAAATTAGTTGATGAAATTTTATAATAAAAATATAAAAATTATTTAAGTATTTAAAACTATAACATTATATAAAATATTATATAAATATTTATTTAATATTTTATTTTTGTCCGAAATGACGTTAAACTACTTTTTATATTTGTGTATAAATGTTATAAAAACTTATATATAAATATGTAATTATATAAAAACTATAATACCTAATATTTAATTATTATATTTATTGTCCGAAAAGACATTAAACTATTTGCTTCGATGGCTCAGTTGGCAGAGCATTCGGCTGTTAACCGAAGGGTCCCCGGTTCGAGCCCGGGTCGAAGCGTTTTTTATTATTTAATATTTAAATCATATGTTTATGATTAATTATTATTGTCCGAAATGACATTAAACTAAACTCACCATAGCTCAGTTGGTAGAGCGGGGGACTGTAATATTATTTAGTTATCCCTAGGTCACTGGTTCGAATCCAGTTGGTGAGATTTTCTTAAAAATTATAATACCTAATATTTAATTATTATATTTATTGTCCGAAAAGACATTAAACTATTTGCTTCGATGGCTCAGTTGGCAGAGCATTCGGCTGTTAACCGAAGGGTCCCCGGTTCGAGCCCGGGTCGAAGCGTTTTTTATTATTTAATATGCCCCTATGGCGCAATTGGATAGCGCGACAGACTTCTAATCTGTAGGTTCTGGGTTCGAGTCCCAGTGGGGGTGTAATGTGTATACTTACGCTAGGTGAATAAAAATTCTAGGCGAAGAAATTTTTTAAATATATATTTTTATATATCTAAGAAATTAAAAAAATAAAATTTATTTATTTCTTTATATCAATAATCATGAATTTACTATATATTATATCAATTATTTTTATGCCATTTATTACAATATCTATACTATTATATTTTATATATTACATATATTTTAATTTAAGATCACAATATAATTTATTATTACAACAAAATATAAGATTAAATAATCAAAATAATACTGAAACTCAATATGTAGATAATCCATTATATTATTCATCTGATGAAGAAATTGATAGAATTGAATTAAAAATTATTTCTGATCCTGAAAACGATATAAGTGATGTAGAATTAGGAGTTTTAGATTAATAAAATCTATTTTCTAAAATATTTTTTTCTCAATCCATTTATATTTTTATCATTTATAACTTTTAATGATTTATTAAATAAATTATTACAAGTTTCTCCATTTAATCTTGATATAATAAACCATAATGAAAATACACCACATGCACTATTTCCATATTGATATTGTTTACAATTAATTATTTTTTTTAATTTAACATTATATTTTTCTTTAGCAGATTCTATTAATTGTTTTATTAATTTTTTTATTTCTTTTGGTGGTTTCATTCCAACACTATCAAAATAACATATAGTTTTATTTGATAAATCTAAAAATAATGTTATCCAATGTTCACCTGGTCCAGTAGAAACATCTGTATTAAATATAATACCTAATTTTTTATGACCATTTATTAATTTTTTTAGATTAATATCCATAAAATCTTTATATAAAAAATGAAAATCAATTGGAAATGGACCGATAAATTCAAAATCCTTATATTTATTTTCATAATGTTCCATTACATTAATTAAATCTAAAGATGATAACCATTCTTCATCATCTATTGGACCCTTTGGTTTAAAATCATCACTTAAAATTTGATAAAATTCATCTTCTTTTTTTAATACACAAAAATCAAGTTTATTTTTACAATTTAGTTCTTTTCTTATTTCTTTAACTAACTTTGATTTATTTTTTTTGTTATATTTATTTATATCTATACCACCAAATCTTTCATCTTTGTTTATACTTTTTGCTATTTTTTTAAGTGTATCTATTTTCATACATGTGTTTTTTTTATATTTATTATTAATTGAACAATTCGAAGACATAATATATAATTACATTATAAAATTTATTTTATAATTATATAAAATTTATTAAAATATTTACTAAATATATATTATTTTATAAATATGAATTCTGTATTTATTTTTAGAAGAGATTATAGAATTAAAGACAATATCGGTTTATTAAAATGTTATAATAAATCAGATAATATTTATCCAATATTTATTTTTACACCAGAACAAATAACAAACAATAATTATAAATCAGATAATGCAGTACAATTTTTAGTTGAATCATTAAAAGATTTAAATGAAAATTTAGATAATAAATTAAATATTTTTTATGGAAATCATATAGAGGTTTTAAAATCTTTAAAAAAAGATTTAAATATTGATAATATATTTACAAATACTGATTATACACCATATGCAATAAAAAGAGATGAAGAATTAAAAAAATATTGCGATGATAATGATATAACATTTAATAAAAGTCATGATATATGTTTATTTGCACCTGGTTCAAAAAAAGAATATAAAATATTTACTCCTTATTATAAATATATTTTAAAAGAAAAAATACCAGCTATTGGAAAAAAAGTAAAAAAAAATAAATTTAAAAAAATAATAAATAATAAATTTTTAATAGATATCGAAGAAACCAAAAAATATTATAAATATAATGAAAATCTTAATGTAAATGGTGGTAGAAAAAATGGAAAAAAAATAATTAATGGTATAAAAAAATTTAATAAATATGATATAACAAGAGATATATTAAATTTAAAAACTACTCATTTATCTGGTTATTTAAAATTTGGTTGTTTATCAATTAGAGAAGTATCACATAAAATAATAAAAGAATTAGGGTTAGAACATCCATTATTTAGACAAATAATATGGAGAGAATTTCATTATCAATTAGAATATTATAATAAAGAAAGATTTGGCAAAAATATGATTGAAAAATATGATAAATTAAAATGGAATAATAATAACAATCTACTAGAAAAATGGAAAAATGGAAAAACAGGAGTTCCAGTAGTTGATGCAGGAATGAGACAAATGAATACAACTGGATTTATGCATAATAGATGTAGAATGATAACAGCAAGTTTTTTATGTAAAACATTAGGAATTGATTGGAGAGAAGGTGAAAAATATTTTGCACAAAAACTATTAGATTATGATGTATATGTAAATAATTCTAATTGGCAAAATATTTCATCAACTGGTTATGGATCGTCACCTTATTTTAGAATATTTAATCCATGGATTCAAAGTAAAAAATTTGATAAAGATTGTGAATATATTAAAGAATGGATACCAGAATTAAAAAAAGTAAATAATAAAGATATTCATAAATGGAATGAAAATTATAAAAAATATCCATTTGTAAAATATCCACAACCAATTATAGATTATAAAAAAAGTAGAAATGATATTTTAAATATGTATAAAAATGTTAATTAATAAAAATAAAATATAATTATTTTATATAATGGATAGTTTATATAAATTTCAATTAAATTTAGATGAAGAATATTTATCTATCTTAAATCATATCATTAAAGGATTTTTTTCGTATGTTTTTTTAATATTAATTGAAGGTAATACAAACGTAAATGCCGTAACATTATTAATATATAATTTAGTTGGTATTTTATTTTATAACTTAGTATTTAAAAAAATAATTATTTTTGAATAAATTATATAATTTTATTATATATAAATATGTATAATAAAAAACAATTAATAATATTATTTTCTATAATTTTATTATTATCTTTAACTGTAAAACTATTATTAAAATTTTATTTTAACAAAAATATGAAAATAGAAAAAGAAGATGAAAAAGATATTTTATCACAAGAATTAAATGATTACTTAGATAAAACTGAACCAAATGTATTATCTGAAGAAGATAAAGATTTAGGAGTAGTAATACAACCACAACCAGAAATTTAATTAATAATAATATAATAATAATTATTATATTATTAATGTTATTTGCACAGAATATTGGGAATATAGGATTAATAAATAATGGAAATACATGTTATTTAAATTCATGTTTACAATTATTAACACACTGTGGTTATTTTACTTTAGAAATTTATAATTATTATAAAAAAAAAAATAAAAAATTAAATAATTTAGAAAAATATTTATTAGAATTAATAATTAATAAATGGTTTAGTAATAATTTAGAATATAATCCCATAAAAATACAAAATGAATTAACTATAATAAATGATATATTTAATCCATTATATTGTGAACAACATGATTCGAGTGAATCATTAGTATTTTTAATTGATAATATTAATGATATATTTAAAAATCTGTTAATCTCTAAATTTAATTCTATATTAAAATGTAAAATATGTAAAAAAAATAGAATTAAAGAAGAAATATTTAATATATGGTCATTAGAATTAAAAGAACATATAAATGAATCTATAAAGAATTTTTTTAATATTGAAAATTTAGAAAATATTTACTGTGAAACTTGTAAAACATATACAGAAACAGAAAAAAAATATGAAATATCAAAAATTTCAAATAATTTAATTTTACATTTTAAAAGATTTAAATTTGTAAATAATAAATATATAAAAGATAAAAGAAAAATTTATGTAAATAATATCATAACAATAAATAGTTATAATTATGAATTAAGAGGTATTATAATACATAGTGGATCAATTAATGGAGGACATTATATATTTATTGGGAAAAATTTAAATAATAAATGGTATATTTACGATGATTTAAAATGTATTAAATTAAATGATAATCAAGTAAATTATTATTTAAGTAATGGTTATATATATTACTATGAAAAAATTTGATATCAAATAAAATTGAAATTAATAATACTTATAATAAAAAGATTAATAATATTGAATCAAAATTATTAAACTTTTATAAATTGTTTATTTAATTTCTGAAATTATTATGTCTAAACCAATTAATTTAATGACAAGGAAAGAACTTATTAAATTATGTAAAGAAGAAAAAATTAAAGGTTATTCAAAATATAAAAAAGCAGATTTAATTAAAAGGATAAATAATCACTTTAATAATAAAAATTATAAAAGTTATCATGAAGATAAAAATATTTTTTGTCATCCAGATATTATTAATGAAATATTTTCATATATAAAACCAGATATTATTGAATATAGAAGAGAGATTTATGAACAGATAAAATTAGAACATTCTCAAATAATTTTTGAAGTCAATAATATATTTGATAATAAATTTAAAAAAATAATAAAAGGAATTGATTATAGTAGAAATTGTAGTAATGAGTATTTTAATCAATGGATATCTATTTTAAAAAGAAATTTTGAAAAGAATAATTATAGTAATTTTATTTATTATATTCGAAGTTTAAGACAAACTTATCAAAATCTATATGATGAAGAATTCATGAATAATTTTGAATTATTAGTTTATAAAAAATTTGAAAATAATTATATAGTAAAAAAAACATCAAAAAAATTAACAAAAAAACAATTACTTATGTTAAAAAAAATATATAAAATTAATGAAATTAAAACAACAATGAAAGTTAGAGAAATGAGAAAGATAGTAGATGATGTATATAAAGAGATGTTTTAAAATTATATTTTTAAAAATATAATTTTGTAATGGTCTTAAAAAAATTATTTAATTTAAGACCATTATATAAAAAATAAAAAAAATTATAATCGAAATATTAATCTATTTCCATGATATAAAGTATTATTTTTATAATATACTTGTATTGGTATAATATTTACACCCGAAAGATATGCATCTTTTATTGCTTTTTTATAGATTGGATCAATATTTGATGCTTGAAAATATTTACTATCATTTCTTTGTATAATAAAAATTAAGAAACATTCATTATTATTATTTTTTAATTTTATTTCTTTTAGATGATTTATATGTTTCAAAGCTCTTTCGCTAATCGGATCAGTTTTCTTTTTTCTGTAACCATCTGGAAAATATGATATTTTTTCGTCATAAATATAATCATTATCATTATATTTATGTCTTTCTTTTTTTTCAACATCTACATAATCTGCCAATGGTACATTTTTTACTTCAATATAATATTTTTTATTATTTTTTTCACAATAAAAATCTAATCTTGATTGATTTATTTTATATTCTTTTTTAATATAATCAAAATTTTGTAATTCTGGAATATAATTTTTATTTAAACATATTTCAACTATATTATTTGCATATAATGGATTTACCCCAACAATTGTTTTATTATCATATACAAAATCAATAGAATATTTTGATTTTGCATTTTTTGAATTTTTTTTTGTCATTAATACTTTTTTATTAGATGATACTAAACCACAACAACCGAGTGATGGAGTATGACATAAAATTACTTCATTATTTATTATAACATCTGCTAAATATGGCGATTTTATTTTTTTTGATGGTCTGTTTATTACTATTCCTTCAAATAATTCAAAACTTATAATTGGTTTTTGTATTTTTTCAATAATATTCATTTTTATAGTCTAATTAAAACATTTGTATTATTATAAATAATATAAATGTAAATTTTAATTATTTCTTCTGTTTTGTACTATCTTATAACCAAGTGAAATATGATTATTTTCAATTTCATTTATATTAATTTTTTCTAATTTACCATTTTCATTAGAATAAATAATATTATGAACATAATTCATATTTTTTTTTATATAATCAATACATTTTGAACAAGGTTTTGAATCAGTTAAACCATTTGTATTTTCTTTAGAATAACGAATAACCCATAAATCATATTTTTTTCTTTTTATATAATATTTATTTAAATTTTTATCAAGAGATACTTCTGCATGAGTTGAACAAAAAATTTTATTTGTTTCTAAATTATGTTTATTATAATCAATTGATAAGATTTTATTTTTTTTAACTAAACATGCACAATGTTTACTCCTTAATTCACTCTTTAATGCATATTCTTTCATTATATTTACTAATGATTTTCTTTTTTTTGTCAGGGGAATAATTTTCATTTTAATTATTAATTATATAATAATTATAAATTTAAGTAATTAATTTAAAAATTTATATAATGAATAAAATTCTTTTATTTTAAAAAAATATATTAATATATAAAATAAATCAATTTTATTATTTTTATATATATTAATTATATTTCTATCTATAAATAATGAATTATACGAAAATGAAATATGATTATTATAATCAATATTTAACAAAAATATATCATTTATATCATATAATAAAAGAAATTGTATTATAAAGTCAATAATATTTTTATCATTAATATTTAATTGAAAATTATATATATTTTTATTTTTATTAAATAAAGAATTTATTAATTCTGATTTTTTATTATAGAAATATTTTTTAAAAATTATATAATGATTATTATCAATAATTATTTTTTTATAATCACCTAATAAAAAAGATGATATAATATAATGAATATTATCATTCTTATTAAAAGATTTTAATATTTTTACATCATTAAAATAATTATTTAGAATTAGTATTTTTTTATATTCTATGCCATAAACGATTGAATTAAAAATATTATTTAAATAATTTAATAAGGATGAATTATATTTAATAAAAAACATATATATATAAATATTTTTTTTATAGTTAATATACTTAATAATATATTAAAATTTATAATTACATATTTTAATATTAAATATGAGTTCAAGTAATTCATATGATAATAATTTTAACTTTATTAAAAATTTATTTGATTCTCTTGATGTAAATAATGATGGTTATATTTATTCATATAATATTATAAATTTAATAAAAGACTCTGGTATAAAAATAAAAAATGATATTAGATTTAAAAAAATGTTTAATTATTTAAAAGAAAAAGATGGATATAAAAATAATATAAAACTTAATTTAAATGATTTTTCAAATGCAATATGTGAAAGTTCTGTTTTAATTCGTAAAATTTTCACTGATAATATGATTATTCCAGATTTTAAAAATTTTACAAAACATATTAATAATATTTATAATAAAGTTTTAAATAATAATAATGGTAAAAATGCATCTTATATTCCAGAATTAGAAAAGGTAAATTCTGATTTATTCGGTATATCAATATGTACAATTGATGGTCAAAGATATGATATTGGTGATACTGAACATGGATTTTGTTTACAAAGCTGTTCTAAACCAATATCATATTTAATTGCCGTAGAAGAAAATGGTTTTGATTATGTACATCAATGTATTGGATGTGAACCAAGTGGCGTAGAATTCAATAAACCAATATTAAAAAAAATATCAAAAGAAAAATCAATTCCCCATAATCCAATGATAAATGCAGGTGCAATTATGTCATGTTCAATGATACAGACAAAAAAAACATTATCTGAGAAATTTAATAAAATAATGAATATATATAATAAATTAGCAGCAAATACAAAAATTGGATTTCAAAATGCTGTATATTTATCAGAAAAAAATCATTCAGATAGGAATATGTGTTTAGGATTTATGATGAAAGAAAGGAAATCCTTTCATGATAATATTAAATCAAGAAATGATTTATTAGAAGTACTTGATTTTTATTTTCAGACTTGTTCAATTGAATATTCATGTGAACAATTATCTATATTGGCAGGAACACTTGCTAATGGAGGAATAAATCCAATAACAAATGAAAAAATTTTTAATTCAGATAATGTAAAAAATTGTTTATCATTAATGAATTCTTGTGGTATGTATGATTATTCTGGTGAATGGGCATTTAAAGTTGGAATTCCTGCGAAATCTGGAGTTGGTGGTGGTATTTTTTTAGTGATACCTGGAAAATTAGGTATTGCGACATTTTCTCCTAGAATTGATAAAAATGGTAATTCTGTAAAAGGAATTGATTTTGCAATAGAATTAACAAAAATATTTGATTTCCATCAATATGATAATAATCTTCCAGGAATTAGTCATAAAATCAATCCTACAGAAACAGAAAAAAAAAGTAAACAAAATAATTTAATGACATTATTATTTGCAGCATATGAAGGAGATTTAGAAGAAATAAAAAAATTAAGAACACAAAATTTTGATTTATTAAGTTATGATTATAATAAAAGAAATGCATTGCATATATCTGCATCAGAAGGAAAATATAATGTATTAAAATATCTGATTGATTATTGTAATAAATATGGATTATATGATCATATAAATAATAAAGATAAATGGGATAGAACACCATTAGATGATGCAATAAATAGTAAATGTAAAATGTGTATAAAATTATTAGAAAAATATAAAAATTTATTAAATGAATAAGATTATTATATAATAATATTTAGTAAGATGAAATTTTTACATAATATAATTAATAAATTATTTAATAAAAATAATAAAAAAGATAAAGATATTAACCCTATTTTGTTGGATTTTTTCAAAGAACAGGGGATTGTTAATATAATTCATGATAATTTAAAATTATTTAATCATATTGAAAAAACTAAAAAATTAAGAAAATCTATAAATGAAATAGAATATAATATTTATAAAACAGTAGAAGATTTAGAATATACAACAATTGGAAATTATTCTATTAGAATTATTGAAGGTAAAAATATTAATTCAACTGCATATTTATATAGAAAAGAAAAAAAATATGATAATTTATATAAATATAAATCTTCACATAAATCTTTAATTTGTTGGGGAAATAAAATTTATAAATTAAATTAATTTGATATTTTACATTTATGTGTTAAAATACATAAATTTTTATTTTTAACAAAACAAAATGAACTACATTGTTTACATGCAATTTTTTTACATTTATTACAATATTTAAAATTTTTTTTTAATATTTTTCTACAAAAATAACAACAAATATTCATTTTAATAAATTAATATATTATAATAATATTATATTAATTTTTATTTTAACGTGAATTTTCAAGTTCTTTTAATCTTTCATCAAAACTTTTATTTTCATATTTTTCAGTTAATTTTTTAACTTCTTCTGGATTCATTAATGGTTGCTCTAACATATCTAATCCCAATGAATCATTTTTTGTTACAGAAACATTACTAGTATCTTCATTATTTATATTATCAAAATTATCAAATCCATTATTAAAATCAAAAGAATTAATATTTGATTTTTTTGCTTCATATTCTGCTTTTTTCATTTTCATAAAATCTAACCATCCAAAAGCTTTCTCTCCAGAAAGTGGTTCATCATAATCTTTTACTAATATACAAGGAACCTCTTTTACAAAATCTGGTAAATTATTTCTTTTATCGACGCAGATATAATTATCAAAATGATTAATAATACCTAATTTTTTTAAATCTAATATAAAATTTTTAGAATGTTCGCAATATTTACTATAAAATAAAGTTGTTTCCATAATATTAATATATAATCAATTACAAATTAGTATTTAAATAATTTTATTTATTTTTTTTATTTATTAATCTTTAAAAAAACATTAAATATAGTTAATATATTATTAACATTATCTAATTTTTCAGTATAACTTTTTTTAATTATTTCATTATTTTTTCTACATAACGGACAATTTTCTTTAATCTTATACCACTCTGTTAAGCATTTATTATGAAATGTATTATTACAACATTCATTATTAATAAATTCATCATTTTTATTTATTTTATTTAAACATATAGAACAAAACATATTTATATTTTAATTTATATTTTATTTATTATGTTTTATTTTTTATAATAATTTATAATTTATTATTTAAGAATGTTAATATATTTATTTCATATCTAAAATTATTAATTAATTCAATGATATTACTTATATTATAATCGAAATTAGTAAAATAATCAAGATTTATTTTTTTTTTACTAATTTTTAAATCTTCTTTTGTTATATTAAGTTCTTTTTTTTCTAAAAATAATGAAATGATATTATTATAATTAAAATCTTCATTTATTTTAATTTTTTCATCACTTTCTAATAATTTTTCTATATTTTTATATTTTTTTATTAATTTATAACCTTTAACAGGACCTATATTTTTTATACCTTTCATATAGTAATCTGAACCTAATACTATACACATATTTATAAAACTATCATATTCTAATTCTAATTCATTTAAAATTATGTTTAAATCATATAATAAAATATTATTAGAATTATAATTATAATTATATATAACATATTGACATCCATGAGTTAAAAAATCTAAATCTTCTGTGATTACATAATCAATTAATTTTTTATTAAAAAAACTTTTAATATATGAATCAGTTTCTCCATCACAATTATAATAATATATTCCAAAATTTTTTAAGATTTCTTTTAATTTATTAACATCATTATAATTAACTTTTATATTATTCTTCGTTTTTTTTTGAATTTCTAAATCTATTTTTAATAATTCTTCTTCATTACTATTATTATTTTCTAATAATTCTTTTTTTTTTTCTTTTAATGTATCTATTTTTTCATTATTTGATTTATATGTTTCTTTTCTTTTTAATATTAAATTATTTTTATCATCAGTTGGTTTTCCATCAAATAAATATACAGGTGTTATATTATTAGATAATAAATGTTCAATTTGTTTTAAAAAACATAATAACATATCACCCATATAAGTGTATTTATATAAAAATATACTTGTATCAATTCCTACACATTTTCCTTTTAATGATTTTATATTAACTTTTTTTATACCATTTTTACATTCTTTTTTTAAAATTTTATTTAAATTCTTTATACCCATCTTAATTATAAAATAATATAAATTTTATTTTAAAACTCAATACTACTTACATCACTATAATCACTTAATGGTAAATCATTATTAATAATATAAAAATCATTTTGTTTTTCAGTAATTCCACCACCTTTCATATTAATAATATTTTTATTTTCAGTTTTAAAAAATGTTTTTATATCATCTAAATATTTACCAATAATAGTATATTTATTTATAAATCTAATAAATACATCTGATAATAACATATTGAAATAAATTATTATTAATATAAATATTATTGAAAAAATAAGTAATATTAGTTTATAATCATTTTCAATATATTTTTTATTATCATTTTCATTTTTCATATTAAATTCATTTATTTTCATAAAATATAATATTAATAAAAGTAGTATTAATAAAATTAATATATAAAAAAACATAATATATATATTAATCAATTATTTTATTTTAAATTAAATATTTTATCTAAATATATTAATATTATTAATCATTTCTCTAATATTTGATAATATATTTGATATAATATTACTTGGAATATTTATTATATTATTTTTTATTTCAATTAAATTATTTCTAAACTCTTTTTCTGCATTACTATCTTGAAATATATCTTCTATCTTTACAGTTAATGTATTCATATTTTCATATAAAGAAGATTCGAAAATAATATCATTACCAATTTTATTTAATGTAATTTCCCATATATCATTTTGAAAAAGTATTGGACTATTATCTACTGATTTATTATTTGTTTTTATTGTATGTCTTATTTGATCTTTATTTACGAATATTAATACATCTCCTTTTTTTATAGTTAAATTATCATTATCAAATTTATGATTTTTTATATTAATATAATATCTATTACTACTTTGATAAATATATGGACCACTTTTTAATCTAAAGTATAAAAAAATAATAAAGAATGAATATAATAAAAATTTAAAAAAATTCATAATAATATATATTAAAAATATATATTATTATTTAATCTAAACTTTATATCTACATAAAGGACAAGTTTTATTTATATCTAACCATTGTATAATACATTTTTTATGAAAGTAATGTTTACATTTTAACTGAATAACTATATTATTTAAATTATTAAGACATATAGAACATGATTTATTTCTATCATAGATAATACATTTAGTTAATTTAAATAAAAATATTTTATTTTTTAAATAATTATAAAATTTTAAATAATAATTAAAAAAAAACAAAAAAAAATAAAAATCATTATAAATATCAATAAGAATATAAAAAATAAATAAAAGATATGTTATTAAATATTTATTTGATATATCAAATTCTTCTATATCATTTTTATTTTCTAATAATAATAAAATATCATCAAAATCCATTATTTATTTTATAAAAAAATAAATTTTAATATAAATTTAAAATATTTAAGTAAATAAATATAATTTATTATATAAAGAGATGATTAACTATATTTATAATTACATATTTAACCCTTTTTTTTATTATTTTGATTACTTATATGAATTTTTTTATTGTGAAGTAACAGAAGAAGAAGAAGTAGATGAAGAAATTTTTAATTATAAATATTATTATGATATTGAAAATGATCAAATTATTTTACCTTATAAAAATAAATATAATGAAAAATATATATTAAAAGTAGATAGATGTATAAATAAAAATTTAAAAGATGAAATTAATTTTTTAAAACATATAAAAAATGAAGAAGAACCTTATGTTAGTATACAGATAAATGGTATTCAAAATAATAATGTAAGAAAATATTTTGGTCCAAATGGAATTCATTTAAATTATAAAAAATTATCAGTTAAAGATATATTAAATACAAATGAATTATCAACATTTGAAAGATTAGAATTAATGGATAATTTTTGTGATTATAAATATATAATAGATATAGATGAAAATATTTTATAAATCATTTCTACTAAATTTTAAATTACATCCATAAAATTTAAATAATGAATTTGAAGGTGTATCTATTTCTAATTCTATATTTAAAATACTTTCATCATTTAAAAAAAATGGATTTGTTATTTCTATTCCTCCATAATAATCATATCCTTGTGTAATACCAGTATCTAAGTTAATATCATTATATGGTATATTAGTTACATTTAGTTGATAATTATTACTTACATAATCAAATTTTTTCTTTGTTAATCTTACTAATATATTATTAAGATTATCATCTTCTACCCTATAACCAAAAAATATTTCTTCTAATTTCATACCTTTTTGATTTATATTTCTATTTGATAATTCTATATCTGTGAAAATAATACTTTTTTCTTGTTGTTTTTCTTTTTTCCAATAATGTTTTGGTAAAGTAACACCTAAATTAACATCATAATCTCTATCTGTAAAATAAAAACCATTAAACGTATTAAATTTATAGAAAGAAATCCATTTATTAAAATTTTCTTTTGGGACAGTAGATGTTAAACCATTTACAGAGTTAAATGATAGTGAATCATTTGTAGTAGTATTAATACTAAAACTATCAGATATATTTAATTGAATACCACCATCTGTATCAAGTAATATTGAATCAGTTTCAGTTGATCCAGTTAATATTTGTATATCACCTTTTGTATTATGTAAAACAATTTGATTTGTTGAATTTCCATCAACTAATATATCTATATCACCATGATCAACATCTAAATTTACATCACCTGTTACAGCAATTAAGTTAATATCACCACTTGTATTTAAAAATGAAGTATTACTATTATTATTAACTAAAGAATATCCACTACTAATATTAAAATTCATATTATTTCCGTAAAAATTTAAATCTCCTCCTGATATTATATCAATATCATTATTATTTTGTGCCTTAATTTGAAATGTACTATTTGCATTTTCAATTTGATTAATACTAGTAACATATAATTCATTTATTTCCATATTACCAATTATTAAAGATTGTGGAGTACCATCTGTTATAATTTTTCTATCCTCTTGACTAAGAATAGATTCTTTTATACTAAATCTATGACTAGTACCTTCAAATCCGAAAAATCCATATTTTGATCCATGTGCATTTGTATCATAGTATTTAAATAATACACCAATATCAGAATCATATTTATCTTGATCTATATCTCTATCATCTGAGGCATTATGCATTTTTAAATGTGGATGGTTAAATTGAAACCCACCATCTATATATAAATTTGATTCAGATGAATCCCAAAATAATTTTTTAAAACCTTCATCATCAGTTCCTAAAAAACGGACATCATTACCAGCTTTAACAACAAATGATGATATAAATTGTGTAGTGAGTTCAAATGTATTAATTGTTGATGCTTCTAATTCTTCAACAGTTAATGTTGTAATATTTAACTCATCTAGATTTCCTAAATTTACATTTCCACTGAATATTCCACCACTACCACCACTTGTAAAATTTTGCGAATCATATGTATTATTTTCATTTACAGATGTTAAAATATATGGTCTAATATCAGCACTATAATCATATTTATTCAAATCTCTTAAATTACTAACTCTTTGCATAATAAAAATAATATATAATATTATAATTTATTTATTTTAAATTATTTAAATTTATTATATATATATGGAATTAATTTTATTACCAAATCAATTATTTAAAAAAAAATATATACCTAAAAATATAAATAAGATATATTTAATAGAAGAACCAATATATTTTGGTTATAGAGATGAATATTATAATTTTAATAAGTTAAAATTATTATTACATAGATCCTCAATGAAATATTATTATGATTATATTAGTAAATATTATAAAGTAGAATATATTGAATTTAATGATGTAAATTATAAAAGATATAAAAATAAAAATATAATAATGTTTCATTATTATGATTATGAATTAGATAAAAAACTAAAAGAATTAAATATAACTTATTTAGATACTCCAAATCAAGTAATAAAAGATAAAGATTTTGAAGAATATAATAAAAAAAATAAAAAAAGATTTAGACATAACAATTTTTATAATTTTGTAAAAAATAAATTAAAAATACTACAAGATACAAAATCACAAGATATATTTAATCGTAAACCATTACCTAAAAATCATAAAATTATAAAAAATCCGAAATTAACAAGTGATGATATTAAATATATAGAAGAAGGAAAAAAATATATAAAAAAATATTTTCCTAATAACTATGGTGATGTTGAAAATTTTATTTATCCTGTTACTCATAAATCATCAGAAAAGTGGTTAAATCATTTTTTAAAAAAAAAATTTGAATTTTATGGTGATTATCAAGATTCAATTAATAATGAAGATATTTTTATATATCATTCAATTATTTCACCTATGTTAAATATAGGTTTATTAAATCCATTAGAAATAGTAAAAAAAATAGAAAAGGAATATAAAAATAATAATAATATAAAATTAAATGATTATGAAGGTTTTATAAGACAAATAATTGGTTGGAGAACATATCAAATATTAATATATAAATTTAAATATAATGAAATTGTAAAAAGTAATATTTTTAATAATAATAATAAAATATCTAAAAAATTTTATAATGGAACAACAAATATACCAATTGTTGATTTTTTTATTAAATCTGGATTTAAATATGGTTATTTACATCATATTGTTCGTTTAATGATAATATCAAATTTTATGAATTTATGTCAAATAAGACCAAAAGATATATATAAATGGTTTATGGAATTTTCTGTAGATTCATATGATTGGGTAATGATTTGTAATGTATATTCAATGGGTTTATGGAGTGATTCTGGTTTAGCATTAGCAAAACCATATATTTCAACTTCAAATTATATATTAAAATTATCAAATTTTAAAAAAGGAGAATGGACTAAAATTTGGGATAATTTATTCTATAATTTTATAAATAATAATAAAAATATTTTAAAAAAAACTATTTATAAAAACAATATAAATTATTTTAATAAATTAGATAAAGATAAAAAATATGAAATTATAAATAATAGTAATAAATTTATAGAATTATTATAAATAAAAATAAAATTTAAAAAATAAAGATTTATAATAAAGAGATTAATAAACTTGAATCAAATTTATTAAACTTTACTTAATTAAAAAATCATAATGACTAAATTATATCATTTAATGACAAAAAAGGAACTTGTTCAAATTTGTAAGAAAGAAGGAATTAAAGGCTATTCAAAATTAAAAAAAAAAGATATTATAAATAAAATAACTGAATATTTTGATAAAGATTTATATGAAGATAAAAATATTTTCTGTCATCCAGATCTTATAAAAATAATAATAGAATTTGCTGGAAAAAATAATAATAGATTTGAAATTTATCAATATGAAATAAAAAAACAAAATAATTTAATATCTAAAATAATGGAAAAGTTAAATAATATGCTTAGAGAAAATCCAAATAATGATTGTCTCGAAAATATGAAGGAATATGTTCTTTTAAATTTATATTGTAAATATAATTTTGAATATCGTAAGATTAGACTAAAAAATAATTTTTCATCAAAATATGGAACTCAATATATAGACGAACTTATATCTTTAATAACTAAAAAATTTAAAAGTCATTATATTACAAATATGTCAACATATTATTTATCAAGATCACAAATATTGAGATTAAAAAAAATATATCATATAGATGAGATAAAAACATCAATGAAAATTGATGAAATAAGAATTATTATTGACTCTATTCAAAAAGATTTTGAAAATATGAAAAAAAAATTATAGTAATATTATATTTTTAAAAACATATTTTTATTATGGACTTAAAAATAATAGTATAAAATTAATCTAAAAATTAATATAATCTATATAATAAATAGTTTAATTTATCATTTTTTAATTTTTTTAAAATTCTTAAAATATCATTTTTTGTAATAGTAATACTATATTTTAAATATTCACCATGAATTTTATAAATAATTTCTTTATCATATTTTTTATAAACTAAATTATTTTTTTTTAAAACTTTTTCATCTCTATACATTTTTAAATAATAATTAACTATATTTTCTAATAATAAATTTACATCATTTACATATATTTGTAAATTCGGAAATAAATTTTTAAAATAATTTAATTTATTTTGAATCTTTAAATCTATAATTTGATATAATGGTTGATTTATAAATTCTTGAAGTTCATATTTTTTTTCTTTGAATTTTTCATATTCTAATCTAATTATATTATTATCATCTGATTTTTCAATTAATATATAATGTAAATTATAATTATTATTAATAGATTTCTTCATTTCATTAAATGAATTAAAATAGATGAATGTATTATATAAAATATAATTTGATATATTTTTAATTACCTCTTTTGTTATTTTTATATTTTTATTATTTTTTTTTGATATTATACTTTTTATATTAATTGATGGTTTTGAAATATTATTATGAATAATTAAATTTGTATCATTTGTAATTAATTGAAATGTATAATTGTATTCTTTATTTAAATTATTAACATTAATTTGAAAAATATTCATATATTTAGTAATTAATTGATATAAAGTATATTTCTCAAATTTTTTTTTTTCATTTATGTCATTGATATTTGAATAATTTTTTACAGTAATAATCCATTTATTTGAATAAAAAATATTAAAATCAATACTATCATTATATAATTTCATATTATATTTTGTAAGATTACTACTTAAAATATTATCATTATAGTAAAATTCAAAATTTCCAAAATAATAAAAATCGTATATATTATAAATATTAATTATAAAATTATTAAAATATTTCATTATTTTATTTTCATCTACATCAAGTGTTTTATTACTTAAATTTATTTGACAAAAATTAGTATCTTTAATTACAGTTATATTACAGTAAAATGGATAATTTTGTAATTTATTTCTTAATTGATCGTAATTTTCTATATAATTATCATCTAAGAAATCATTATATTCTTTTTTAATATTATTCATTTTATTAAATATTAATATAAATTTTATTTTCAATTATTTTTTTCTATTTTTTCTAATCTTTTTAATATGTTATTTATATCATTTTTATAATTAATATCATTATCGATAATTTTATTATATAAAAATTTAATCATGTTTGTATTTATTGCTAATATTTGATTTGTATCAATTGTTAAAAAATCATCTATTAATTTACCATATATAAAAATTCCTTTACTTATATCAATATTTATATTTTTATTATCGAATGTATAAATATTTTGATCAATTTCTATTATTTTTGTTTCTATAAATAAGTATTTATTACTATTTATATTAAATATTTGTATTTTTAAATTATCATTAATATCTAATTTTATATTATCATCATCTAGTGAAAATTTATTATCACTTAGTAAATTATAATGTTTATAAATATTTGGTATATATTTTTTTGAATAATTTATAATATTACTATTTAATTCTTCTATTTCCTGTGCAATAAAACCTATTTTTTCATTTGAACCATTTGTAATTTTATCTATAAAATTATATTTGTATATATTTACATTATTTATAAAATCAATATCTTTTTTAATATCTTGATTAATAATATTTGTTTTTATTCTTTTATCAGATATAGCATTAAATTCACTTGCAGCAATCTTACCATCTGCATAAATTGAATATGAATTTGTAACATTTGTTTTCCCTAATTTAACTTTATCTGAATCGATTTTGTTATAATTATATGCATTTAATGATACTGATCCATCTGATCCAACTATTTCTAATTTACCATTTGTTGGATTATCAGTTCCAATACCAACATTACCACCAGTTTTAATAGTCATTCTTGTTGCATTATTTTCTCTAAAAACAATATCTTGACCACTTGGTGTATTTAAGTAAGTTTGACCGGATGTACCATTTTGTAATAATGCATAATTACCAGCACTAGCAAAGTTCTTATTGGCAATACCAGACCAACCACTATAACCCATATTACCTATTACCATACTTTCATTATCTGTTGGTCCTATTTCAGCATTACCATTAACATCTAATTTTTCACTTGGATTGTTTGTACCAATACCTATATTGCCATTGCTATCTATAATCATTTGTTCAATACCGCCAGTATAGAATTTCAATTCATCATTATCACTTCCTGAATTATTCTCAACGCTTATATAAGTATCACCATCAAAATCTTTAATTACATTATTTAAACTCCATTCATTACCATTATAATATTCAACAGATGATGTATCAGAATTATAACGTATAGCACCTGTAATATTAATTCTTTCTGATATATTACCAACTGGTAATATTAAACCATCAGTTGAAGAAATATGTAATTTTGTAGCAGGATTTGTTGTATTTATACCAATATTACCAGTAGTATCCATATAAAAATTTGTTTCGTATTCACCAGAATTTTTATTATAATTTGATAATTTAAATTTACCACTTCTATCATTAATATTTTCTAAAGTATTATCAAAACCAGAACCACCATTTTTTATATTTATACATGAACCTGCTTCATCTATACTTATTTTTGTTCCATTACTTAATTCTTCTCCAAAATATATAGCATCATGTTCACCGTGTTTATTAAATTTAATAATTCCATTCGTATAATTGTTTGCAATAGTAGTATTTAAATATATATTTCCTTCTTCTATATGTAATTTTTCTTCTGGAGTAGAAATACCTAATGCAAAATTATTATTTAAATTATATATATCTTCTGAATTATTAATTGATAAATTACTAAATTCATATCTACCACCATCTTTATTATAAAATTCTCCATCTACATATAAGTCACTTGTAATATTAATAGAATTACTTATATTTATTTTATTATTAACATTTAATTCATTTAATATACCTAATTTTTGTAAATGAGAAGAAGTAATTCCATTTCCTAAACTATTTGATGTTAAAACATCATCGTTATTTATTTGATAGTTACCTAATATATTAACATTACCATCATTTTTAATTCTCATAACTTCTCTACTATTTATTGTATGCATTTCTGTATTTTTAAATACAAATTCTGAACCTTTATCATTATCATTCATAATATTTTTGCTTTTTACTTCTATACTTGCATATTCTGTTAATGTATTTTCTGGATTATTATCTGAAATAAAACCTCCAATATCTGTTTTGAAATTTAAAGATGCCATTTTTTGTTCTTGTGTACCATTGTTAAATGTTGTTTTATTAAAAATAAAATCAAGCTGGGAAGTTTCTGTAGTATTATATATACCAATACTTTCACTTATATTTAAAGAATTATTATTGAAATTTGTACCATATTTTACACTATTATCTACTGTTAAATTATTTATATTTGCGATTCCTGAAATATTTATTTCATCTATAATTCCAAAATTTTTTAAATTAGAATTAGTAATTGATAGTCCTAAATTATTATTACTTAATACTATTTCATTATTAATTTTATAATTTGAATTATTATCAATATTTATATCACCACTTGTAATATCTATTTTATTATTTGAATTTGTTAAATTATCTAATCCAATTTTTATATAACCCGATTCTGTTATATTTAAATTATTGATAACTCCTAATTTTTTCAAATTTGATTCAGTTATAGTATTTCCCAATGTATTTTCATTTAATACAATATTTCCATTTACTCTATAATTTGTATTTGTATTTATATCACCATTTGAATTTATTCTATAATTTGAATTTGGAACTATTTGTAATCCTAAATTACCAGATATTCTTAAATCATTTTTAATAGTTGCTCTATCTAAATAATTATTACCATTTAAATAACTATTTCCACTTACTGTTACACTTTCTAAAATACCTAATGTTTGAAGATTTGAACCTGTTATACCATTATTTATACTATTATTTGAAAATAATGAATTACCATTTAATTTATATTCTTTCGAATTTATAATTCCACTAACATCAAGTAAATAAGATGGTTGTGTCGTATTTATACCAATTTTATTATTAGATGAGAATAAATTAGCATTATAAATATTAATATCACCACTTACATTTAAATTATTATTAATATCTATATCATTTAATATTGTAATATCCGTTACATTAATTGATTCACTTGTTAATTTTGAACTAATATTAATATTATTTCCATATAAATTATTAATTTCCATATCACCCAATTCAAATGATAAATGATTAATATTAACTTGTTGTAATGGTTTTTCTTCTAATTCTTTGAAAAACTTAAATTTATTATCATCACTTGCATCATTAAAAATACCTTTATATTTTGTTATACCTCCATCAATATACATTGAATAGAAACCACTATCTAAAGAATTAGTAGTATTTGATGTTGATAATTCAATAAAATTTTGTGTTACATTTGTTAAAACTGTATCATTTGTAGTAAATGTTCCATTTACTGTTAAATTACCACTAATATTTAAATTACCATCAATTTCTGCATTATTTAAAACACTTATTGATGTAGTATTTAAATTACCAGTAATATTTAAATTATTTAATGTTCCCAATTCTTGTAAATTTGAAGATGTAACACCAGATGCTAAACTATTTTGTAATATCACATCATTTCCATTTATTTTATAGTTACCATTTGTATTTATATTACCATTAACATCTAAATCATAAACAGGATTATTATTTTTAATTCCTACATTTTCATCTTGTGTTAATATTAAAATATCTGTTTTATCTGTAACATTTAAATTATTAGTTAATATAAAATTATTTGTTATTTCATCTTTATATATTTGTGTTGAAGTATTACCGAATAATAATTTTGGTTCAGTCATAAGAATAAATATATAATATATTTATTTTTATTATTTTAATTATTTTTATTAAATATTATTATTTTTCATAAATATTTAAACTCATAGATAAGTTATTAAAATTTTTTATTTGATGATATTCTGTTTTTTTTATAAATGTAGTATCATTATTATGATAATTATTTTTTTCAGTTTTATTACTAATAAAATTAAATTTATTTTCATTTAAATTACCATCAATAATTTTCATTAAACAATTATTATTATGTTTATGTAATTTTGTTAAACAATTTTCATCCCATATTATAATATAATGTTCTAAATTTTGAAATGTTGATAATTTAATCTTAATATAATTATTTTCATATGAAAAATCATCTTTATGTATATCTTTTGTTTGATTAAAATATTTCATACATTCCAATGGATCAATTCTTTGTTGTTTTAACAAATTAAGTGAATTATTTAGATTATTAGTTTTTAAATAATTTTTATTAACTAAATTAATAGTATTTTTTAAACAACTAGGTAATTTCATTTTATTTATTTAAATAAATAAATTTTATTTAAATTATATAATTTTTATAATAAACACTTATTAAAATTATCAGTTTTTTCTTTTTCATAGTTCATTTTTTTATTTTGATTAAAATCATTGATTAATTCATAATTTTTATCATTATTTGTTACATATAATTCTTGAATATCATATTTACATTTTTTATATAATCTTTTTCTATATTTTGATTGATTTTGATATACACCAAAATTATCACATATATCAATAATTAATGGTGTAAATTTTGTTTTTGCTCTTAAAATTCTACCAACTACTTGTTCTACTTCTTTTTTTGGCGATATCATAATTAATGTATTTAATGTTGGAATATCAGTTCCTTCTGATACTAATTGATATGAAGCAAATAAAACATCTGATTTTGATGATTTTTCTAAACTTTCTTCTTCTTTTATTTCAACTTTTATATCATTATTTTCAATTAAAATTATTTTATCTTCTTTTGATAAATTAATCTTCTTTTTAATTTGATTTTTCTTATTATATATTTTATCATAATAACCATCTAAATTCATATTATCTAGATTTTTTATAATTATTTCGTCTAATTCACTATGTGTTTTTGAATTTAAACTAGTATCTATAGTTGATTTCATACCACCAATATACATACCATTCGTAACTGGTTCTTTTATAAATGAAACAATATTTTTAAATACTTTTTTTGTAAAATTATTTTTTTTACATAAATTAAATATTTCTCTTCTTGGATAATTCTTATAAATTATTTTACTATCAAACTTTCTTTTCATTTCTTTTAAATGATTTATAACATTTGATAGTACTAATATTTGTCTTCCTGTTTTTGACAAATGTCTTAATTGAGTAAGTATATAGTTATTTCTAAAATTATTTTCTATAATCTGTTTACTTAATTTATGTAAATCTATTGACCCATTCCATTTATATTTTTCTACATATCTATCATCATTATAATTAATACTCTTTACTATAGCAAACTTTCCACTACCTTTATTTTCTTGTTGCCAAGCAGGTGGTCCAATATTCCAATAAAATATACATTGTAAATTATCACTTCTCTTTGGAGTTGCACTTAAACCTAAATTATATTTAGATGAAACTAATGGGAATGCCTTTGAAAAACTAGGTGCAGCCATATGATGAACTTCGTCGTACACTGTTAAACCAAAACTTTCAAAATCTATTGGTTTAAAATTTTTAGTATCACTAACTAAAGTTTGTAACATTCCAATCACATAATCTTTATTTTCAATATCAAAAACTTTCCCTTTTATTTTACCAATTCTCGCATTTGGTAAAAAAAAATTAATTCTATCTATCCATTGTTCCAATAATACGGTTGTATGAACTAAAATTAATGTTTTTTGTTTTAGTAAAGTTGATAATCTTATTGCCATAAAAGTTTTACCAGCACCTGGTGCAACAGTAATAACACCACCACCAATATCTTTTAGTTGTTTATAAGTCTTTTTTATTATGGGTATTTGATAATCTCTAGGTTCTAAAACTGTTTTTAATTCTTGTTCAAAATAATCTCCTCTTTTTATAAGATTTTTTTTAGGTTTTCCAATATTTTCTAGTGCCCAATATTTTGGTAAATAAATATTTTTGTCATCTTCGAAATAACATTCAAAATCTTGAACATTTGCTGCAAAATCTTTATGTACTCTTGGTGTTAATGTTAAATCTTTAGTAATACTCTCATAATCTTTTTTAGTAAAAATATTTTTTTTAATTTTGTAACCAATCTTTTTATTTATACCCTTATCTTGTAAAATTTTATATTTCATATTAATAAAATTATATTATATATAAAAAATCATTTTTATTATTAAAATAATTTATTATATTACTATATAAATAAAACATATGTATAAAAACTTATTAAAAACCTTAATGATGCCATTACAATATTTAGAAAATCCACTAGTAAATGGTGTATTAAAAATATTTTTAGTATTTTATGCTGGAGCAGTAGCACCAAAATTACCAAGTGTTGTAGCAAACTTATTTAAAAATTCAATTGTAAAAATGATTGTATTATTTTTAATTACTTACACTGGAATAAAAGATCCAGTTATTTCCTTAATGATTGCTGTTGCATTTACATTAACAATGTTATCATTAAATAAATTAGAAACAGTAGGTGATGTACATGATTTATTAGATGCAGTGATTGATGTTCCACAAGAATTATTAAATGATTTAGTAGATGGTGCCCAAGAATTAGTAGGTGATGTAGCAGATAATGTTGATTCTTTAACTGGTAATATTGGTTTAGAAATTGCAGGACCATCAGTAGATGTTTTAAATTCAGTAGTTGATAATGTACAAGAATTATCAAATAATGTTATTGATATGAGTCAAGAAGTTGTCTCTGATATTGTAGGAACAGTTTTACCAAAAAAAGTAGAAGAAGAACAAAAAGAAGATTTTTCAATGGAAAAACCAAATCAAGATGATTTTGAAATGGGAACATTAGGAGATATTCATGGTTCTGATGTTTTAGATAATGTTGCAGAATTATAAAAATTATAATAAAAAATAAAAATATTTAAGTATTTTTTTTTAATATAAATTATAAAATGGAAAACACACAAAACACTGTGACTTCTACATTAAATACATTATTACAATTTGTTGAATTAGCTCAAAAAAGAGGTGCTTATTCTTTACAAGAATCTTCAGTTCTCTATAATGTTATCTTAGAATTAAACAAATTACCAAAATTACAACAAATTTTAAAAGAAGAAGTTGAAGAGACAAAGGAGACAAAGGAGACAAAAGTAGAAGAAATGTAAGTCCATTATAATAATTATTTTTTAAAAAAAATTTTTAAAAAATAACAGGAATCCACGAATTAAAAAATTTAGAATATTTACAATTTATTACTATTTCATTCTTATTTTTAAAAACATCTCTTAGAAATAATGATAATTTTAAAGAATTAACACATGCGAAACTATCATATTCATCATCTAATGTATATAAATTATATATTTCAACTCTATCTGTTTTTTTTAAAATAAATTGTTGTTCTTCGCCATCCTTTAGTAAACTTTTTTTAGTTTTAGGAAATATAATTTTCTTTTTATAATAAGTCATATTAGAATATTCTGGAATAAATAGTAATTCACAATCCTTTTCTAAAAAATGAATATGATTAAATAAAAAATAACTTTTTAATTGTATATGACATGAATTAAAATATAGATCAAATGTATATTTATCTTTTAGTAAATAAGATATTTTCTTTAATCTATCTTTTATTTTATAATTATAAATATATTGACCTTCAGAGTATATAATATCAGATATATAAAAAACCCAACAATTTTTATTATTTTTTACTAATTCTCCTTCAAATAATGTACCATTATATAAATTATCATCAAATCGAAACTTGACATGATAATAAGTATTATTTATTATAAATATACAGTAATTACTATTATTAATTCTTATAAGAAATAACTTAACTTTTATAGAGTTTATTACATTAAAACTTAATAAATAATTAGATGTTATATTTTTTATATCATCTAATTCATATAAATTATTAGATCTATATGAAAAATTATTATCAAGTAGATAATTGATTTCATTGATTTCATTATAAGATAATTTAATTGATTGTTTTTCGCAAAAATTTTGAAATGACATATTTAACTATTAATTTAAAAATAAATAAATAATTATTTTTTATTATAATTATTAATAAAATCAATTTTATTATTATAAAAATAATATTATAGTTTATTATATATTATTATATTATGTTAACAAAATATGATATCATACATATATTTAATAATACAAAAAAAATAGAAAATGATATATTAAAAAAAATATTTCATCAATCATTATTTTATAAAAAATATCCAAATAATATTGAAAAAGCAGTTTATATGATAATTATGATATATAATATAAAAAAATATGATATTACTAATATAAATTCATTTTTATATGATTATTTTTATAAAAAAAAAAAAATGAAAATAAAAAAAAAATCGTTATTTAGATTTAACAGAAAAAATAAAGATATTATTAATTTTTTTACTATATTAAATAAAGGATATAGAAATTATATGGAAGATAATATTTTAATAATAAATAAAAAAAAATATTATTTTAGTATAGTTTTAGATGGACATGGAGGGAATGAATGTTCATTATTTATAAAAACAAACTTTACTAATTATTTTTTAAAAAATTTAAACAAAATAAAAGATAATTATAAATTGATTATAAAGAATACTTTAAAACAATTAGATAGTGATTTTTTAAAATTAAATTTTAAATCTGGTTCTACAATGAATTTATTATTTATAGATAAAGTAAAAAAAAAATATTATATATTTAATGTTGGTGATTCGAGATGTATTTGTTTTACAAAGACAAAAGAAATAAAACAAATTAGTATAGATCATAGACCAAATGTTTTATCTGAAAAAATATATATAGAACAAATAAGATATGGATTTGTAAAAAATAATAGAGTAAATGGTATTTTAGGTGTTTCTAGAGCATTTGGTGATAAAAAATTAAAAAAATATATAACTTCTACTCCTGATATATTTGAAGGAAAATTTGATAATATATTATATTTTATACAAGGAACAGATGGGGTTTTTGATTATATTAAAAATAATGAATTAATACAATTAATAAATAAAAAAAATTTATATTATAATAAAAATATAGAAAATGCATATAAATTTATATTATATAAAAAAAAATCAAAAGATAATATTTCTATATCATTTACTCTAATTAGTTAATTTTTTTTCATATATTAAAACATATGAAATAATCTTACATTTATTTACGAAAACATCATTTTCTTTAATTTTTATAATATCATCATCATCGGCATAAAACCATTTATCATTGATTTTATGATGTGAAGTATAATGCCCAGAATCTAATGAATTACCTAAATGATTGATAATATTAGTTAGTTCATAAATATTATTGTCAATATTAGTATTTATATTATCTTTTAAACAATATTTATTCATATCTAAAAATAATGGATAATTAACTTCATTTGATATTTTAATAAAGTTATTTGTTTTCATACTATATTGAAATCTTTTTAATTGTATTACTAAATATTTTGGAGTATTTAATAATATACATTTTTTAAAAGAATCTTTTTTATTACATTTATCACATCTATAACCATCTAATATTTCTTCAGTAAAATAATTATTTAACATTTTATCTAAATTATTATTCATTTTATCTTCATGTAAATTTAAACAAATTTCTTTATATTGTTCTATTTTATTATTTACATTATTGCAATTTTTACATTTAATTTGATTTAAATAATAAGAATAAAAAATATTAAAAAGTAATGAATGATCTTTAGTAATATCATATTCAAATTGTTTTACACAATCATTAAAAATATATTTATTATATCTAACATTTTCTAATATTAATTTATAATCATTATTTTTATTATGTTTAGATAAAGTTTCATGAAAATTATTTAATATAAATGTTAAACCTTCTAGACAATCTTGTTGATTAAATGAAACTTGGCTAAAGATTTTTCTAAATTTTTCAATAAAAGATGATAATCTTAATTTTCTAATATAAACTGTATCATCATTTTCATTAATTTCAAGTTTTTCTTCTTCTTTGATTTCATTTAATCTTTTTAAAATACATATATAAGAATATAATAAATCATTTTTTTGTAAAAAATTTTTTGAATTTAATATTAATTTATTTAATTCTTTACAATTTAAAATTAATTGAATATTTACATTAATATAACATGTATTTCCTAAATTTTGTATACCGTAAATACTACTCATTGTTAATTTAAATTATTTATATATTATAAATAAATTTTAATAAAAAAATATTAATTATATATATATAATTATTAATGGCTAATTTTAATGAAGCATTTAAATTTACAGTAAAAAATAAAAATATTTTTAGTACATCAGATTTACAAAATGATAGAGATTATAAAAATGTTGATAATGAAATGAATAAAAAATATTTATCATATCAAAATAAAAATCATAGATATAGAGAAAATGTAGATTATAAATCAAAAGTAAATGAAATATATAATTTTCAAGGTATATCTGATGGTAAAGGACCAGGAAAAAATATATTAGCAGATGATAATTTAACAAGGGGAAATTTTCATGTAAAACCATTAGATAAATTAGCAGAAAGTCTTGATTATGAAAGATATACATATCCAAATTTACAAAAATGTTCTGATTTTAATGAAAAATCGTTTTTAATATCAACTAGTCAATCATGTAATCCTCAAAAAAAATATAATCCAATATTTGAAATTCAAGGTATAAGTGATAGAAATTATAATAGAAAGTCTGATAATTTTTATAAAAAAAAATAAATCTTTTTTACTTATATAATTAATATGAATAAAAAAGAATTAAATGATTTTTATACATTAGAAAGTGATAAAATTTTTAATTATTGGACTGATAAAAATAGATATGATAATAATAATGAATGTTTATTAAATGATAGTAGAACAGTTAATCAAGTTAATTATAGAAACATATCATTACCAAATAAAAATTTAGTAGATATTGAATCAGATTTAACAAATAGAACAAGACATTTATCAAAAAATCCAGAAAAACAATTTAATCCAAAAAAATCAAATTTAAAAATTGAAGAAATTAATAAAAAAGAATGTAATAAATCATTTATTAATAATGATAAAGTAAATTATAAATATTGTTCTTTAGAAAATGGAAAATATAAATGTTATTAATTACTTACAATTTCATCAAGATTTTCTATTACTAAATTATTTTTTCTTTTTAGATATAATAATATATTAATTGATATAATATTTAATATTATAATATAATAACTAAAAAAAGTAAAATTATAAAAATCTAAAATATTTAATAAATTAAAAATTAAATATAAACAATCAATTATGATATACATATTATTATATTTGTAAATATTTTTAAAACAATTAATATATCTATTTGTATTATAATTTACATTTACTATAGAGAATATAATAAAAAAAAAATTATAATATATTTTATAATTTAAAAATAAATTAATAAAATTAGTACCAAATGATAATAGAAAACATATAGTATAAAAAAATAAATTAATATCTTTTATAAAAAGATGATTAAAAATTAAATAATTTAATATATATTTCATTTATTTATTTTATATATCAATTTTAAAAAATATTATATTTAAATAATATATAAATATAATATATAAGATATGGCTTATACTAGAAAAATTTATGATTCTGAAGCATACAAAAAAGAATTACAAGAATCCACTCAACCAGGAAGATATTCTTTATTAGAAGACTCTACATTTAGCAATCAAACTTGTTTTCAAGAAACACCAGAGATGCATTCTGGTTTAGGACAATATAGAATTTCAGAAAATAATGATATGGTTAATGCTGAATCTGATTTATTTAATCTTAATAGAAAAGATTCTAAAGATCCACATAAACAATATCCATATGTAAAACCATCATACAACAAACAACCAAAATTAGAAAAATGTGACCAAACTGATTTAGCAAGAAAATACCCATTATTAGAAGCACCAGTTCATAAAAGAGAACAACAAATTCATGTACAAAGATTTGATTCATTATGTTTAAATCCACAAGATATGTCAAGAATTAGAGCAAATTCTTATATTGGTTTAAATTCAAGATTATTTTTTAGAGATAATCATAAAAATAAAAAACCAGTATTAATGTCCGAAGATAAATCTTTACCAACACCATCTGAATGGGTTTCTCCATTAGATCAATTTTTTGCAAAAGTAGATGTACCAAAAAAACAAGAAGAAAAACAAGTAAGTAAAAAAGAAAATTTTACTGTAGGTGGTAGTTGTGGATGTGCTTAATTTAATAATTATATATAAATATTGTTATGAATAGTAATAATAAAGATAATTATAAAAATATTTTAAAAATTAAATAATATAAAAAAAGATGAATTTAATATTTTTTATATAATAAATATAATATATATTAATAATATATATAGTATAATTTATGGAAGCTTTAATAATCGGAGGCATTGCTAGTTTAGGATATTATCTCAATAAAGATAAAACTCAACATCAACATAAAATAAAAAATGTAAATAAAATAGTATCAGAAAATGAAAAACCATCATCTGATAATATTTATTCTTCTAGACATTTAGAAAAAATTCATGAAAAAGAATTTGCATATGCTACACAAAATTATAAAAATAGTGAAGATCCATTAAAGACTGGTATTATAAATGGTGATACTTATAGAGAAAGACAAAGTAATAAATATGAAAATTCAGAATCATTATTACAAAATGATATAAAAAAAGAAGAAGTAAATTCTACTACGAAATTTCCTTTAGCAAGTAATACTGTTATAACAAACTCATCTAATTTATTAGATGATGAAAAAATTGAAAATTATGGAACTATGTCATATAATGAAAGAAGAAATAATATGCCTAATCCAACATTTGAAATTATACCAGATAATAAAAATGTTATATTTAAAACAGTAAAAAATGGTAAATATGGTAAAGGTGTAAATGTATATGAACATGGTCATAATAATATGGAACCATTTTTTAGTAGTTCAGTTAAACAAAATTTAAATGAAAATGCAAATAAAACTCTTTTAGAAAAATTTACTGGTTCTGATGTAATATATAAACACAAAAAGGAAACAAAATTATTTTTTAAACCAGAAAAAAATCATGAAGTTTTTGGACAAAAAATAACAAGAAATGATGATAGATATATTCCATCAATCTCTAAAAATAATATATTACCATTTGATCAAATTAAAGTTGGAAAAGGTTTAAATAAATCAGCTGATGAATTAACTACAAATGTAGGTTTTCATGATGATTATAGACCATTAGGACAAGGTAAATATAAATCTGTAGATGAATTAAGAGTTAAACCAAAAATAACATATAAAGGTAGATCCACAGGTGAAAGACATTTTGTTGGTACAAGAACAATGCCAACAACAGTATCATCAAATAAAACAGTTGATAGATATATGACAAACTTTGAACCAGATTCTAATAATAAAGATAATGTAAGATATCGTGCATTAGTACCAACTAAAGCACAAATCTCAAAAACAACAGATTTGAATAAGAATGGAGTAGTTTTAAAAAATTTAGAAAGAAATAAGTATACTGAAGCTATATCGAATTTTAAAGGTATTCTCAAATCTGGATTTGGTATGCAAAGTTCATTAGTAGATTCTGCAAAAGATACAATTAAACAACAAACTGAAAATAATACACATAAATTTACAAATGCTTATGGTGAATCAAAACAACATCAAGTTAATCCATATGATATTGCAAAAACTACAATTAAAGAACAATTTGAGAATAATACACATAAATTTACAAATGCTTATGGTGAATCAAAACAACATCAAGTTAATCCATATGATGATGCCAAAGTTACTATTAAACAACAAACCCAAGATAATACACATAAATTTACAAATGCTTATGGTGAATCAAAACAACATCAACTTAATCCTTATGATGATGCAAAAGTTACTATTAAACAACAAACACAAGAAAGAACATATGAAGCACCAAAAGGTTCTTCACAATCTTATGGTCAACAATCTAATAGATATAATTATTATAATGCAGAAATTAACGCATTAAAAGAACAAACTATTCATAGAAGAGCACCAGTTTCAGAAGGTGCAAAAATAGGACCAGAAAGTAAACAATATAATGTAGATTCAAAAAAAATTCAATATAATATATATAATCATACACAACATGTCGAACCAACAATTCAAAAAGTAAATACAAAAAATCATATTGGTAACTTTACTAGACAAAAACAATTATATGATCAAAATATCAATAATGATAGAATTGATCCAGTTTTTGTACAACAATTTAATGAAAATCCATATACCCAAAAATTATCAAGTCATATTATTCCTTATAATCCAAAATCTGTAGAAAGATAAATAATTTTTAATTAATATAATTTATTAATTGAAAATTTATTTAAATGTTAATTCATTAATACTTTCATATAACATTTCAACTTCTTTTTTATAACTATTATTTTTTTCATCAAGTTCTTTTATTTTTTTTTTTAATTTAGTATTTTCTTGTTTTATAGTTTCTAATTCAAAGTTTTTATTTTTAATTCTTTCTTTTAATTTTTCATTTTCTTTTTTATATATTTTTATTTCTTTTTTATGTTCTATATAAATTTTAGACATTTATTTGATATTTTTATCAATTTTATTTTTCACCATAATGTCCTGTAATATTTATTGTATGTTCTAATAAACTTGTATAATTATCATTTAATTCACATATTAATGATTCTGTTGGTAATAATTTTATATAAGTATCTGTATCTGAATGAAAATTAAATGTTATTCTTAAATTTTTTACGTTTCCTAAATCTATTTTTTCTATATTACAATTATATTTTAACCAATCTACATTTTTATAAATTGGCATTTCAAAAATATTTCTTTTATATATTAAACCTTTTACGTATAAATTTAATCCATTTCCTAAAACTATATCAGATCCATAATAATTATTTTTTATGGTATCATTATCAGATATTAGTATAACAATATTTGTAATATAAAATGTTTTTTTTTCTATATTTGAGAATTTAAATTTTTTTTTATTATTACTGTAATCTCCAATCATTTCTTCATTGTCATTTTCATCTTTTAAAAAAAAATTATAATATTTTGATGAATTTTTTACAAATTTAGATGCAGTAATTGCAATTAAACTAAATGGATCCATTATATATAATATTATGATATTTTATTTAATATGATATATTATAATAATTTTTTTAATTTTGTAAATGATCTATTTATGATTAAATTACAATTATAATTTAAATTATTTACTTTATTTTCATTATTTAATTTTTCATAAAAACTAGAATTCATATATAATGAACTTAAAAAAATATTATATTTTAATTTATGTATTTTATTATTAAAAAAATACTTATATAACATATTATATAAATTATTAAAATTATTATTATCTGAAAAATCTAATTTTATATATTTTTTTAAAATTTGATTAGTAAAAATACTAAATAATATTAGTTTTTCATGATATTTTAATTTAATAAAAAAATTATTAAAACTTTCGATATTTGAAATTAATTTATTATTTATTATAATTATAAATAATTTTTTACCAACAATTACATTAATATTTTGAAATAATTTATCATAATAAGAAAATGAAATTTTTTTTTCTTTTAAATTTTTCTCTAAAATATATATTTCTTCAAACTCTTTTTTATATTTGTTTATTATATCATTTATATCTGGTGAAAAATAAATATCTTTTTCTAACATATTATTATTATTATTAATTATTATTAATAATAATAAATTTTATATTATTTTATCTTTATAAATATTAGAATATTGATTATGATGAATTCTATGTTTTAATAAAAAATCTGTACATATATCTATTTTTATTTTATTTTTTAAAATACTTTTAGATAAATATAAATTTTCAGGATATTCAATTTTTTTATTTGATTCATTCCAACATTTTTTTGTAAATAATGTAGAACTAAATGGATAATTTACTTTTTTTTCTAATACTAATTTTGTAAAAAATAATCTTTTATCATAATCATTTTCTAGTTTTTTTCCATTTAATATATCAATATTTCTTTCATATTTATTATTATCATATTCTTGAAATATAGTATAATTTGATGTTACTAAATCACAACCTTCTTTTATCTTATTCATTTGTTTCTCAAATCTTGTCTTATCATAAATATCATCGATATTTGTATTTATACATACATCATAATCTAATTTTTTAAATATTTTTTCAAATATATAATTTTGACATTGAAAATTATTACTAAATTTCTTATTTATAAAAATATATTTTTTATCCTCAAATATATTTTTAAATAATGACATATTACTATTATCATAACAACATTCTAAAATATCAAAATTAGTATAAGTTTGTTCATATATACTCTTTACAAATTCAATAATCCATTGTTTTTTATATTTTTTAGATATATTCGAATGATAAATTATACAACAGACTTTCATTTTAAATATATAATATATAATATTAGATATTTTTTAATTAATTTTCTTTTAATAATTTTAAATATTCATATTTTTTAAATACTTTTTTATTTGAATAACGTAAAATTATTCCTTTTTCATCTATATTAAAAATTTGTACATTTTCTTTTTGATATTCATCATAATAAAAATCATATAAGTAATAATATTTATTTTCATATAATATCAAAAAAATCATAAATTATATATTATTTTATTATTTATATTTTAATTAATTTTTATTTAAAAAATTTAATATACTTATTTGACCACTTCTTCTATTTGCATTCATTTGTTTTATTTTACTAAATATTTGTGCTGATTTATCAGAATCTACATATTTAAACAATTGTGTTAATGGTTTTTCTAATTGTTTTTCTATATAATAATTATAATTAATATCTATATTATTTTTACTAATATAATCAGGTGATTCAACTAAATCACCTTGTAAATATTTTCTTTCATCTCCTTTTACTCTAATAAAACAATATTGTACTCTTTCATTTACTTGTGGTGCAGAACCTGGATCTCTTTCTCTCATTCTATTTGATAATATAACATGTGTCATATTGATTTTACGTATTTCACAAAATAATAATTCTTTATATATATCATCTAATGATACTTTATTTAAAAATATTTTCATTTTTCTCAAGTTTTCTTTTGTACTATTTGAATTATATCTTTCTAATGATTCTAGTGCTTGTATAAATAAATTATGAATTTTATTATTTTTATCAAATCTATATGTTTTTAATTTTACTAATTCTTTTAAATTTCTATCTTCTTTTTTTGTTGATTTTGTATTATATTTATCATTCAAATAATTTAAATATTCATTTATACCATAATGATTTTTTATATTTCCATTACATTTTTTACATGACATTTTAAAATTTATTTTTTTTAATCCACTTGACATATTATAACTTACATGTTTACAAGTTTTAAAACTATTATTATATGTAAATTTAGTATCATATGGTTCATTGTCAAAAATTAGTTTGATTTTATCTTTATCTATATTTTTTTTATCTAATTCTTCTTTTAATAAAATAAATTTATTTAATAACATTATGGATTGTAATAATTTTCTATCATATTTATATTTATCAATTGACTTTAAGGTTTTTGATAATACAAAATCTTCAATTGGATATATTTTTTTTTTATTATTATTTAATAATTCTGTTAAACTATCTTCTAAATATTTTAATGCTAATACTTTATTACCTTCCATAATTTTCATTAAACATTTTTTATAAAATTTTTTTACAATTTCTGCATTATCTCTTCGTTTTAATACAATTCCTTTATAATCAAGATACCAATCTTTTTCAAGATCTGTTTTATGTTCAAATAATTTACCAACATATCTTTTTTTTGTAAATAAAATATATGGTAAATATGTTTTTTCATATTCTAATTGTTGACATCCCATAATTTGTTTTCCATTTTCAAATATTTTATGATCTGGTAATAATTCTGTAATAATAGCATCAACTTCACATGCTAATCTTATACTTTCTTTTAATGCTTCTTCTGACATCAAATCTGGTATTTCTTCACATTTACATTTTTTATATAATCTAAAATCTGTTTTTTTCATTACGGCAGTTGCTTCTCTTGAATGTAAAAAATTTTCATTTGATAATTTCATTTCTTTACATATTTTTTTTTTGATTCTATGATATTTTTCTTTTCTTTTTATCATATTATCTTTATGAAATAAACAATCTGGTTTATGTCTTTTTAAATCAAATTTGATAAATACGGAATCAGTATCTCCATATACTGCAGTAGAACCATGATAATGAGTAAGAATAAAATCTTGTGCAAGTTCTAATAATTGTCTTCCAGTTGTTGTAATACAAGCAGCAACTTCTACTTTTCCAATTGGACCAACCGCTGAACCCAATTGTCCATATACTGAATTTGCTGTTACTTTATAAGCTAATTGAAGACCATCTAAAATAGCTTTTTTAAAGTTATCTTTTTCTTTTTTCATTAAAATTTTAGTTTGATTTCTTTTATTTAATAATTTTAATAAAATTTGTGGTAAAACAGCTCTATCTTCTTCTATTATTTTATCATCGTTTTTATCTGGTTGAACATAAAAATATTTTTTAGTAACTCCATCTTCATTCCATTCTACTTTTCTATATTTATCAACTGGCCAATTATATTTTTTAATATATTCATTTAATCTATTTTCATCTATATATGATGATATACATAAATTATGCGAAATCATACTTGATGGATATAGTGATGCAAAATCTAATGCTGATACTGGATAATAATGAATTCCACTTTTTGCAGTTAATACAGTTGCACCTTTAAAATCTCCTCTATCACCTCCTCTATTTTTATGAGGAACAATATAACCTAATTCCGAACACTCTTTTAATACTAATGAATGTACTTTAATTCCTTGCCCCCTTGTAAATATATAATTTAATGGTACCCAACAAGTATTTGCCATACCAATTGAATTTTCAACTACTGATAACTTATTAACTAGCTTATTAACTAATTTACAATCTTGTATACAATATTTTGCAATATCAGTTACTTTTTCAATCTTTCCTTCATTATACCAATTAAATATATCATTCGGTGTAACTGGATTTTTATTCTGACCTAAAAATTTTTCAGCAACATAATCTAATTTATACATAGGTAATTTTTTATTATCCCTTACATACTTTAGTAAGTCAATATTTACTCTTCCTGTAATATTTAAATATTTTAATATATTATCACCCATTGCAGAAGATGATAAACTTTTTACAATATATAATTTTTCTTTATCTAAAAATGCATCAGAATTAATATAACCATTTCCAGTACCAGTTTTAATTCTACTAATATTTAATATATCATCAACTATAATATCACTATTTTTCTTATTAATTAAAAATAAAGCTCTTTCATAAATATATTCATAATCAAATCCCCAAATATTGTATCCAGTGATAATATCTGGATCAACTCTTTTTACTTCTTCACACCATTTAATGATTAAATCTAATTCATCAACACAATTAATTACTTTACAATTATCTATTTTATCACATTTTTTTAAAGATACAATAAAATTATAATCATATTCAGAACCTTTTCCAAATGTTTCAACTGTTGTTCCAATTTGAATTATTTCATCACCATCTCTTGAATATTGTGGAAAACTTCCATCTAAACTAGTACATTCAATATCAAAACTTAATACTTTCATTGGTCCAATTCTATTAACATCTAATTTATTTACATATTTATAATCAACTTCATATTCATAATTACATATTGACATTTTTTCATTTTCATCAGTATATTCTATTATTTTATTACTATCAATTGAAATCCAATTTGATAATTCAATATTTTTTTCATGAAAAAATCTCAAAAATTGTGTAATATTTGATTCATATCTTTGTACATAAACCATTTTATTTCTAATACTTACTTTTTCATCAAAAGTTTTTTTAGTTTGTGTAAATTTTTGTAATGAACTAAATTGTAATTTTAAAAACTTTTTTTTCTCTTTTTGATAATTCTGTAATTCTTTATATTTACATACTTTAATATTAGTTGTCATTCTATCTAATGATTTTTTATATTTTTTACCAATTTCAATTTCTTCATAATCATCAAGTGTAAAATCTTTATTGTAATCTATATAAAAAAATGGTTCGTAATTTTTCACTTTTATACAATATGATTTACTATTTGAATCTATACAAAATAATAGAATAATGTATTTTTTACTAATTTCATCATCATAATCAACAACATCAACTAATTGTAATTCTAACATTTTTTAAATAATCTTAATATAAAATTATAAATCATTTTTAATTTAAAAATATATAAATTAAATATATAATTATTTATGGAAAAAATAGAAGATCTTATTATAGATAATGATTTTGATTATGAATATACTAAAAAATACATAAAAAGAAATTTAATTGAAAATTATAAATATTATAAAGTTGATATTATAAAAAGTAAAAAAAAATATATAAAACTAATTAATAAAATAGATGAAATATTTTTTAAATTAAATGAAGAACAATTCTCTGATTTATTAATATTTTTAAATAAAAATTATCATGAAATTATAAATGATCATTTTTTACATATATGTTTAGAAAAATTAGATTTTATTTTATTAGGTAAATTTAATATTTTTAAAAAAGTCGAAATGATTGATTTATTTAATTCTATTTTTCCAACATTCTCATATGATGATGTAGTAATTGTTAATTTCTTTGAAAATTTTATAAAAAACATTAATAATACAATTTTATTAGATCTTTTTCTAAATACTAAAAATTTAAATCAATGTAAAAAAATTAATAATTGGAATATTATACAAAATTATATTTTATCTCTAGATGATAATAGTAAAAGAGAAACTTATATAATTAAATTAATGAATATTATATCAAGAGAAAATAAAATACAATTTATTGATAGTATTAGAAGAAAAATTTTTGATTCTAAAATAATGTTAAAAATATTAACTAAATTACTTGATCAAGATATTATTGATAATGACAACGAAAATAAATTTATATTTAAAAAAGAAAATAAATTTAAAAGTGTACTTAAAAAAATATTAATTTCTTTCTCTCTAAATGATAATTTAAATTTAGATTTTTTAAATATGTTTAATTTAATTGATTCTAAATTTAATATTCTAGAAGATATTAGTTTTATGAAAATAATTAAGATTGAAACTGTTATAATTAATATATCAAATAATCTCTATGATAAATCATATAAAAAACTTAATAATAACGATGATAAAAAAAAATATATTATTAACATATTTTATCTTGTTAAATTTATTAAATTATTAGAATTAAAAGTAAGTAACAATAATATAGATTTTAAAAAATTAAAAAAATCTATATTTAAAGATATTTATAATGTTATATATTATTACGAAGAAATATATCATTTTAAAATATTTAATTTAGAAGAAATTAATTATAATCATATTTTTGATAATAAAAAACAAATAATTCAATATATTTTATTATTAAATTTAATAATTGATAAAGATGAATTACGTGAAATTAAATATATTTTTGATGATATAAATGAAAAAAGTAGATTGATTTTCGATAAAGTTCAACTTATTAAATATATATATATGAACAAAAAAACAAAGGACAATCATATATTTAAAAAAATAATAGAATATCTTAAATCAATTATCAATAAACAATATAAAGTTTTTTTCTTTGAAAAAAAACTTATTACTTATAATAACTTTATTGATAAAATTTTTTATGACTTTCAAATTTTTGATAATGTTGAAGAAATATTTTTAGAATATGAAGATAAATATAAAGAATCAGATCTTTCATTATTTGATAATATTAGTTTAACTATCGATCCTGGTTATATAGATAGATTTAAAAAAAATGTAGAAACTACTATGAATATTATAAATATCAATTATGATATATCTAAAGATATAATTAAAACTACAAAAGAAGTTTTATATGATTGTCAATATTTAGATTTAGAATCAATCAAAGAAATTGAAAAAAGATATAAATATCTATATTCAAAAACTGAAAACAATTATGAAAAAGATGTTGATAATAATGATACAATTTTTTAATAATATATATTTAATAATAAATATAAAAATACACTTCCTATTAAACATTGTATCACAAATGGAAATAATGTTTTATTTTTTCCTATTCCAAATTCTTTTTTATTATCATTATTAAACATTATTTCTGGTTTTAACATATTAACAATTATTAAACTTAATATATATACTAAAATACTATATTGTAATGGTTTATTATCATATAGTTTTAATAAAAAAAACATAATATATATATAATCTACATATTAATATTAAAAAATTTTTCATTACTAACTTCTTGTAAGGAATTTATAAAATAATCAAGTTTTTTATATACATTTTCACTTTTAAAATTTCTACTTTTAATAATTTCATGTATTGGTATATCTAATGTTTTTAAATAACATCTTCTAATTACATCTTTATATAAACTACTATTAAATGTTATATTATTCTCTAATTTGATACTATATAAATATTTTATCGTCTTAACTTCTATTTTATCATAATTGAAATATCTTTTATTATATTTATATTTATCTATTGAAAATTTTATCAATAGTTTTTTATCAAAATAATTATATACTTTAATATTTTTAACTTGTTTATATGTTGATAAAACCTTGAATCTTTTTAATGATAATACTTCTGTTTCATATTCCATTGATTTTTTATAATCAAAAATTATATTAATTAAATACTTTTCTCTTACTAAATTATAAAATATATCATATAATTGTTTTTTTTCCTTTTTATTATCATGTTGACTTTCATAAAATTTTGAACAGTAATTACAATACATTATTTGAGTTAAATTATTAGTTAATTTAAATATTACTTTATTATTATTTTTATTTCAATTTTATTATTTTTTAATTATATAATATGATAAATAAAATAATAATTTCTATTTTTATAATTCTTTTTACTTATATCTTATACTATACTTATTATAGTAATTTAAGAATAAGTATAACTGACGCAAATAATATAATTGATAATCATAATGTTAAAATAATTGATGTTCGAAGTTATTTTGAATGGAATATAGGTCATCATAGAAATTCAGTTCACATTCCTTCTAATAATATTAATATGATAAATTTATCAAAAAATAATATAAATTTCAATGATAAAATTATAGTTTACTGTAATACTGGTCAAAGGGCAAGAAATGCAGCAGAAAAAATATATAATTTAGGATTTAAAAATGTAAAATATATTGTTGAACCATATATATTTTTAAATTAAAAATTACTAAGAAATTTATTAAACTCTAAAGTAAAAAATGATATATTAGTTTTTTTCAACTAGAATAATTAATAGATTCGGTGGTTATATTTTCTTCTAAATTAAAATTGATTTTATTAATATTTATAACAAAAAGATTAATAGTATTGATCCAAGATTATTAAACTTTTATTTAACTTTCATTTGTTCTAAAATCTTTCATTTCAAACTCATTATGTCTAAACCTTTACGTTTTATGACCAGAAAAGAACTCATTCAAGTTTGTAAGGATGAGGGAATTACTGGTTATTCCAAATATAAAAAGGTAGACCTCATCACCAAAATTAATAGACATCTTAACAATAAAAAATATAAAAGTTATCATGAAGATGAAAATATTTTCTGTCATCCAGATATCATTAATGAAATAATGTCATTCGTAAAAACAGATATTGTTGAATATCGTCGTAATATTTATAATGAAAATATGAAAAGACAATATGACCTCAGTTATGATGTCAAAAGCATTTTAGATAGTTTCGTTGGACTACGAGATGGTCATTATAATAGTTTTATAAACGCAATATATACTAGTTTTTATTATAATAATAAAGATGGTCGATATCAATATTGGACAGAAAGTATTAGACGTTTATCTTTTGAAAATAATCTACATAGTAATGAAATTATAGATAAATTTGGAACTAATATGATTGAAAAAGTAAATAATCATTTTCTAATTGATATATCTTCTGTTAATAAAATGAAAAAAAAACAATTATTGAAAATTAAAAAAGTATATCTCATTGAAGAGATTACTTCATCTATGAAAGTTAGTGAAATGAAAAAAATTATAAATAAAGTCTTTGTTGAAATGAATGTTTAATATTATATTTCTTTTTTTTTTATATTTTTTTGTTATGGACTTAAAAATTAGGTATTTATATGAATTATTTTAATATAATATTATATATTTGTTGATATAAACTACCAATTGATATATATATTTTTAAATTAAAAATTACTTATAATATATTATATAATGAAGAATATAACATTAATTCCACAAAGAATTGGGCAAAAAAAATTAGGAATTGAAAAAACTCCAAATATCATTAAACAAAAATTATTAAATTATAATAATTTGAAATTTCATAATATTAATTTATCAAATAATTATAATAATTTTTTTTCTGATATGAAATATATTTATAATGTTAATTCTACTAATTTAGTTAATAATAAGTTAAATATTAATATAGGAGGTGATCATTCTATATCTATAGGTACTGTAGCAGCATCAATTGAAAAATATAAAGAAGATTTATTAGTATTTTGGATTGACGCTCATGCAGATATTAATTCATATGAAAGTAGTATAACTAAAAATTTTCATGGAATGCCTTTGCATTATTTAACTAATTGTAAAGACTATACATATGAAAGTTGGTTATTTGATAATCAATTAAATTATGATAAATTATTTTATTTTGGTATTAGAGATATAGATAATTATGAAAATGATATTATAGAAAAAAATAAAATATTTAATTTTTCTATTCAAAAATATAATAAAATTAATAATTTTAATGATCATTTTAATCATATAAAAAATATTATCAAAAATAAAAAAATACATCTTTCTATTGATGTTGATGGTATCGATCCATCTTTTATTCAATGTACTGGTACACCTGTAAAAAATGGTTTACATATAAATTATGTTTTAAATTTAATAAATGTATTAAAAAATAATATTGTAAATATTGATTTCGTTGAATTAAATTTAGATTTAGAACAAAATTTTAAAGAAAATAGTTTAAAACATTCTCTTATGATCATTAATAAATTAATAAAATAGATTTATTTAATATTTAAATATTAAATAAGTCCATAATTAAATATATTTTTTAAAAAAATATAATATTTTCAACAGATAATTAATAAAATTCTTTTAATGTTGATAAATCTAATTTCTTTCTTTTATCAACTGAAATCAAATATCTATATGAATTCATTGTAACTTCTCCAAATCTAAAATCCCAATATCTAAGACCTACTACAACAATACCGCGTAATACTTGTTTTTTAATATTATTATATAAATTATTATTAGTTTTATAATAGTTAAATTCTAATACTTCTTTATTACAATTTGAATAGATTACAATATTATGATCTTTTTTATAAAATACTGCCTCTGCATTAACTACGATACTCTTTGGATACTTATAAGTATATACTGATTTTAATTTTCCATTATCAATAATATAATTAATATTAACTTCATCAAGAAGTTGTTTTAATATTTTTTGTTTATTTTGATAAACTTTATAATCTCCTTTATATTCCTCAATAATTTCCGTTATACCTATTTCTCCTACAATTGATGTAATATAATCAGTCATATTATCAACTAAAAAATATTTTATTATAAATTTCTATGATTAAAATTTTATTATCAACTAAAAAATATTTTATTATAAATTTCTATGATTAAAATTTTATTATCAACTAAAAAATATTTTATTATAAATATTTATGATTTCAATTTTATTAATAAAATAAATAATTTTTTATATGATTAAAAGTATAATATAAAGTAATTAATAAGTTTAGTAAATTATAATAATATTCTACTTTATCATATCTTATAATTTCAGATAATGTATAACCTTGATTATTTATATATAAAAATTTTTCTGTTTTATTTATAAATTCTGTATTGGTTTTATTTATTTCATATTTATATATTTTATAGTTTTGTAATATAATATTTGATTTTTTATATAATTCATCTACTATTTCATATGAATTCATTTCTTTATTCTTTGACCACATATGTGATATAACTCCTGTTACAAAAGGTGTTGCCATCGAAGTTCCTGACAAATATTTATATGAATTATTTAAATATGATGATATTATATTATGACCAGGTGCATATATATTAACACAATTACCATAATTTGAAAAATATGCTTTATTATCATTTAAATCTGTTGCACCTACTGTCACTGCAAAATAAGCAGCAGCTGGTGTATAATTACATGCATTATCATTAGAATTACCTGCTGCTACTACAACTACTATATTATTCATCATCATATCTTTTATTATATCATTGTATATTTGTTGATATATACCACCAAGTGACATATTCACTACACATTTTTTTTTTTTATTTTAACATCTTTTTAATACTTCATACATTGCTTCTATTATTGTTATAGTTGATCCTACTCCTGTTGCATCAAAAACTTTAATTCCATATATTTTAACATTACTTGCAACTCCATAATATAATCCTCCAATTATTCCTGCTACATGTGTCCCATGACCATTATAATCAATCATATCATTATCTTTTGTAAAATCTTTTATCATTTGAGAATTATGTTTTAATATTTCATGTGTTGTCTCTATTCCACTATCAATAATATATACTTCTATTCCATCCCCTGTATTTCTATTATGATATATATCATCTAGTATATTATTATGTTGATTTATTCTATCTAAACCCCATCTGTTATATCCTATATCATTTTTATATAAATACATTTTTTCATCTTTTATATAATTTTTTAATTCCGTATTATTATATTCATTTTCTTCTAATATTACACCATAAAAATTATTAAAATTATAAATTTCTTTTTTTACTATATTTTTAAAATCTAATGGATTACTAGAATAATAAAATCTTTTTTTACATAATACAATCTTAAATAGTAAAAAATTTAATATAATCTTATACATTTATTTAAATATATTTTTTTTTACTTATTCTATTTTAAAAAGTATTAAAAAAAAAATAATATAATTATATATATAAATTAAAATATGAATATTGATAAAACAAATATGAAAAAACCTCAGTTAAAATTATTTGATTTTTTAGAAAAACTAAATCTTAATATTGATTTAAATTGTTTTTTAAAATTTAAAAATATGACTGATTTCAAAAAAACTTTTAATCGAATTTATAAAGATAAAGATGAATTTGAGTGCGATGAATATAATTTAAATTTAGATCAAATTAAAAAAATAGTTGATAACTTTGAAGAAAAACCAGTTAAAAAAACTAAAAAAACTAAAAAATCAATTAATATTAAGAAAAAAACTCCATTACCATCAAATTTAGATACTGATGTAAGTGGTTTTGAAGATATGGTTCCATCAAAACAAAAAACACAAAATAATAAAATATCTAAAAAGAAATCAAAAAAATCAAATAAATCAAATAAATCAAAAAATTTAACAAAAGAAGAATGTGATGATATTAATAAACAAAAAAAAAATAATAAAAATAATAAAATAAAAGATCCAAAAACAGGTAGGGAAATAAAATATAAAAATAAAGATGGTTCTATTACAAAAAAAGTTAAAGATTTAGATGAAGAATGTAAAAAATATGAAAAAAAATCTATTAAAAAAATAAAAACAAAAAATATATCATTAGATATTGATGAAGATGAATGTAAAGTAGATAATGATTGTAAATCTAATTGTTGTATTAATAATAAATGTGTTGATGGAAAAATATGTAAAAAATTAAAACAAGATGAACAAATTTTATTCATTTTAAAAGATTTAATTGTAGATTTAGAAAATTTTACAATTAGAATAGATGAATCGAATGTTGAATTCAAAAAAAGAAAAAATGATTTCATAAATTATGTAGAAAAACAATTACAATTATTAAAAAGAGATATGTATTATGATGATGAAAAAGATGAAGAAAAAATATATAATAACTTAGTAAAAACTTTTAATAATTTTAAAAAAGATATGAAAAGTCCAAAGAAAGAAAGTTCAAAAAAAGAAAGTCCAAAAAAAGAAAGTCCAAAGAAAATTACTCCAAAAAAAGAAAGTCCAAAGAAAATTACTCCAAAAGAATTTGAAAAAATAAAAATACAAGTAGAAAGAAATGAATTAACTAAAGATGACTATAATACAATACTAAAAAAATTAAATTTAAAAACTCAAAAAGATTATTTAAAAGAAATATTATTAATTGGTCTTAAAAATATTTAAAATTTATTTTAAAATATTAAAAAAAAATGATTAAAAATTTATATAATATAAATAAAATTATAATCAAACAAAAAATATTATTTTTAAATAGTAAAATAAATAAATATAATTATTTTATTAATAAAAATTTAGTATTAAATAAATATAATGTATGTATTACTAAACCTAAAAATATAAAAAAAAATAAAAAAAATAATTTAATGTTTTAATTTATTTAATATATATCTTTGATTTTGTTTTATCTCAGATATATCTTTTGTAATTTCTTTTATACAATTCATATTTATAGCAATTAATTGTTCAAAATTAATAGTTCTAAAATTATCTACTTTTTTACCATAAATAAAGATTTCATCATTCTTTTTTAATTCTCTATCTATTATTATTATATTATTATTTTTCATTTTTATAATTGAATTGAAAATTTCTCCATTTAATTCTATTTTTAATATATCATTTTTTTCAATATCATAATCAGAATCTAGATGTATTTTATTATCTTCTATTATTTTAAATTTTTTGAATATATTTGGAATAAATTTTTTTGAATAATTTACTAAATTATGATTTAATTTTTCTAAATCTTGTGCTATAAAACCTATTTTTTTAGATGTACCATAATTAAATTTATCAATATAATCATATTCATATATATCTAAATTATTTATAAATTCTAAATCATCATTTACATCTCTTGTTTTTAATATATTTTTAACTCTTTTATCTGATATAGCATTAAATTCACTTGCTGCTATTTTTCCAGACGCATATAATGAGTATGAATTTGTAACATTTGTTTTCCCTAATTTAACTTTATCTGAATCGATTTTGTTATAATTATATGCATTTAATGATACTGATCCAAAATCACCATTTATTTCCATTTTTCCATTTTCTATATTACTTGTTCCAATACCTACATTTCCAATAGAATCAATTATCATCTGTTCATTGCCATTGGTATAAAATTTTAGTTCATCATTATCATCACCTGGATTAGTTTCTGCAGTTATATAAGTATCTTGATCTTGATCTTTAATCTCACCACCCAATGAACCCCAATAAGAACCATTATAACATTCAAATGATGATAAATCTGTATTATATCTTATACCACCAGTTATACCAATTCTTTCAGATGTATTTCCAACTGGAATAACTAATTCATCATTTGATGAAATATGTAATGATGATAATGGATTATCTAGTCCAATTCCAACTTTTCCATTAACTTCTAAATTATCGGTTACTTTTAGTTTACCATCTATATATACACCAGTACTATAATTTAATCCATAATCTCTATATTCTTTTCCATAAATTTTAAATTCTTGTATTTTCAATGCTCTATTGGCTGTATTTGTAGGATATGATATATCATAGTTTCCAACTCTTGTAACAATCAATGCAATATAATTATATAATTTTTCTGTGTATAATCCATTTTCTATAAAACTATAATTACTAGAATTAAAATATTCATTTGTTCTATCATCTAATATATCCCATGATGATTTATCAATTGATCCTAAAATTTTATAATCTCTTGGTGAAAAATATTCAGAATCATACAAATTATTATATATTCTATATACATGTGGAATAATATTAGTTGGCATTTTTAATATTATATATTCACCATTTATTCCAGATAAGGAACTATTCCCAATATAATCACCTGTAAGTCGATCATATGTATCTTTTGTTCTATAATAATAATTTTGATCTAACACCTTATTAAACATGTAACTTCCTAAACTACTCGAAAAGAAAAATGGATTAAATCCTGAATAATATATTTCATAAATCCCTGAACCATATGGAACATCACTATCTAATAATTCACCAATTTCTTTAGTTTCTCCATTAGAATTTAATTTAAGACTTTTAATGTTTAATCTATTAGGTGGATATTCTCTTATATTTGTTTTTACATTAATATCAAAAATTTCTTCACTATCTAAGTAAAGTTTTCCTCTTATATTTAAATCACCATCTACATCTAAATTAAATGCGGGATTAGTTATACCAATACCAACTTTATCTTCATTCGTAAAAATATTATGAAATTTATAACTTAAATCAAAAAACATTTCTAATTCACTTATTATAAATTTATTTGAACTTGTATAATTTTCAGAATTATCTCTTCCACCAACCTTTGTAATTATAAATGTATAATATCTATAAGAGTTAGTATTTGTTATATTAAATTCTTGTGATGTATAAATATCATTATTTATTGTCCATATAATATCTTCTATATTATCAATATTTGTCCAATTTATAGTATCATTTGAACCATAAATTTTTATATATTTTGGATTATTATTTTCTATAAATTTATTTAAAACTTTTAGATTAATATTTTTTAATATATGACTTTCTGGTAATTCAATTTGAATCCATTCTCCAAAACTTCCTAAATTTTTAAAATTATTTGTACCTTCATAAATTCCAGTTGTACTATTATATTTTGTATCTGATGCAAAATATGTTTCATTATAACCATCTAATATATTATATAAAGTCAATGAATTTTGTAATGACGAAGATGTTATGTTATATAACCCTCCACCATATGGGACAGTTAATATTTCTGAATTATTAGTTAATGGTCTAGATGGTAATTTTCTAATTACATTAACTAAATCATTACTTACGTCAAGATTATTATTATAAAGTGATAAATTAGTTGTTATACCAATTAAATTTTTATTAATATCTATCATATCATCAAATAATATACTTCCTGTAATATTTATATTATCATCTATATTAATATCACCTTTTATATTAATATCACCTGTTATATTAATATCACCTACATTATTTTGATTTCCAGTAATATATAAATCATTTGAAAAAAAACTATTACCTGAAACATTTAGTTCATCTAAAGAACCTAAAATTTGTAAAGATGATTCTGTTACTGATAACCCTAATCTATTTTTCTCTAATACTAATAAATCATTAATATAATATCCAGATTCTAAATTTATATTCCCTGATATATCTAAGTTATATTGAGGATTTTGAGTACCAATACCTACATACTCAAATTTAGAATATATTTGATTACTTGGATCATTTCCTAAACCCCATCTAACAAAATCTTCAAAATTAGTTTGATTAAAATTATCTTCTCCTCCTATGATAATACTCCCTCTTACGTCTAAATTATTATTTATTTTAGAACTACCATCTACTTCTAAAGCTTGTGATGGTACTTGTGTATTTATTCCTATCTTATTATTATTTAAATATAATACATCACTTACATTTAATGAACCATTTAATATACTATTTCCAGTAATTAATAAATCATTATTTATTGTAGCATTATTTGATATTATTAAATTATTTCCAATTATATTATTTAATATATTTAAATCACTTAAATTCATTTGACCACTTACATTTATATTCGAATTTGTATCTAAATTTAAATCAGTATTTGATAAATTTAATTGACCATTTGTTATATTTAATTCATTACTAATGTTTAAATTATTATTAATGTTTAAATTATTATTAATGTTCACATTTGTAACATTAATTAATAATGAATCTACTTCTTGTAATGTAATTTTATTTACTTCAAATGTACTATCATCTCTTATTAATGATGATGCTGAATGTGGACCAACACCTAATTGAATTGACATAATAAAACTATATAATATTTAGTGTTATTTTTTTAATTAAATTAAAAATAACTATATATTTTTTACTATAATATAAATGGATATTGATAAAATAGCTTTAAAAATTTTTAGTGAGAAACCAAAACCTAAATTTACAATTCAATTAAATATTGATATTAATTCTGATATTAATCAACAATTTGAAATTATAGCATTGATATTCTTACGTGGTATAAATGAAAAAATTAATAATGAATATTTAAATATAGACAATGTAAAAGAATTAAAAAAAATAATACAAAAACAATTATTTTTATTAAAAATATATTTTAATAGCTTCGCACTAGATTTTAAATTTTCTAATTTAGAAAAAAAAAATTGCACTAAATATAATTTTTCAAATTCACCTTATTTTTATAACAAAAATAAATATAATTTTGATTTTTGTTTTTTAAAAAATATCTATAGAAAAGGTAGATTATTTGAAACTTCTTATAATTATAATACTAAAAGTAATTCACTAAATGAAATTTTTACTATTATAAAAATTAAAAATCATTATTTTAAAATTTCTTTCGATTTTTTAAAAAATTAAAATAATTATATAATATATAATTTTATAATGTCTATTGAAACTGAACATTTAATTGAAAATAAAGATGTTTTTTGGTTTAATGATTTTTCTATTATATTTGAAAAAGATAAATTAACTGAATTTTTCCCATCTACTAATATGTCTGAAAATGAAAAATTAAATTCAATTATAAGATTTTCATTATATATAACTTTTTTACTAGTATTATATAAAAAAAATTATAATTTATTAATAATTCCATTTATTTTTGCATTAATTACCCTTTATATCTATAAATTTAATAGTATACAAACTAATAAAGAAAAATTTAATCAATTTCATGATAATGAAGAAGATTTAAAACCAAGCAATGATAATCCTTTTATGAATACATTATTAACTGATGTTGGTCAATATAAAGAAAAAAAAGAAGCTTGTCTTCATGAACAAGTTCAAGATGAAATAGAAGATACTTTTAATAATAATTTATTTAAAGATGTAAATGATATATATAGTAAAAATAACTCTCAAAGACAATATTTTACAATGCCTAATACAAATGAATATGGTATAAAATCTGGCGATACTGTTAAATTTGCAAATTGGTTATATAATTTAGGAGATTCTTCTTGTAAAGAAGATACTTCTAAATGTACTAATAGTAATTCATTATTTCAAAAAGATTTAACTAGACAAAAAGGATTACTAATTTAAAAAAAAAATAAAATAGATTAATATTATTTATATATCTTTTATATGAATAATATACAACTAAAATATAAATTAATAAATAATTTTAATAATATAAAAAAAGATTATATGTTACCTTCTAAAAAAGTCAAAATTATATATGTTTTTAATATTGATAATAATAATTATTTATATTTTATATCTGATAATTCTAAACTATTTTTTTATTTACTAAATGATAATATTTTACAAAAATTTTCACATATACAAGTAAATAATTATATATATAGTATTACTAATCATGATATAATAAAAACTATAACATTTAAATATTATAATAATAAAATATTATGTATTATTAATAATAATTTAGAATATCTATTAAATATTAATGATATTTATTTTTCTAATCTTTTTTTGAATATTTTTAATACTTATTTTTAATACTTAGTTTTAATACTTATTTTTAATATATTTTTATATAATTTTATAAAAATATATTTTTACTTAATATTATATTATTTACTCTTGAATTTCTAATGGTCTTCTAAATGGATCTGGTCCTATAGTAGAGTTATTGAAAATCGATACTTGTTTAATTGGATTTGGTGGTTCTGATCTAATTTGTAAATTAGCATTTCTTAAAGAATTTCCTTGAGTATCTACACCAATATGGAATGCAGCTTCTGTGAAATTTTTTAATTCTAATGAACCTTCTCCTTTTGGATTAGCTCTTGCCCATTCATCTGCGTTAGATTCAGCTGGTAATAATTCAGATGGTTTTACTTCTTCTTGTTCTACTAATGCTTTTTCTTGATCTACAATTAATTTTTCTACTTCTTCTAATTGTTCTTCTGGTGATTCTTGTGATACTCCTTGTGCATCATATTTATCTAATTTTTCTTGTTCAGCTGTTGCTGCAAGTTCTTTTAATTCTTCTTTATAAGATTCAAAATTTTCTTGTTCTTTATTATTAAAAAATTTATTTAATAAAAATAATAATCCTAATAATCCGACAACCATTAAAGAAACGTATACTAGTTTATTATCAAGTCCGTACATTTATGTATTATATAATTAAATAATATTATTTTTTTAATATATTTTACTAAAAAAAATATTAAATAATAATTAAATATTAATTTCTATTTTTTTAAAATTATTATTTATTAATTTTGTAATTTTTTCATCATCTTCTAAATAATTAATTTCTTCTTCTTGATCACTTTCTATTACTAATTCATTTATATTTTCTTCGTTTTCTATTTGTTTTACAATTTTTCTTACTATAAATATTCCTTCAAAGTTTTTTTCTAAAAAATTTATTCCTAAAAAATGTATTTTTATATCACTATAATCACCAACTTTTATATCGCTAAAATTTATTTGTTTACAATTTAATAATTCATCTTCCTCTATAAATAAACAATTTTTATGTACTTCTATTTTTAATTTTTCATCATCCATTTTACTATAAAATGTTTGTTCTATAAATTTTTCTAAACTTATTTTTATATTATTTTTTTTATGTACATACTCACATATATATTTCTCTAATAATTTTAATAATCTTAATAAATTTTCTTCATACAAAAAATCTATTTTTAATATATTCTCTTCTTTATATATTTTACTTTTTATTTCTAAATTATTTAAATTAAATATTATAGGATTGTTATTATAATGTGCTAATGATATATATCTTTCTCCTATTTTTTTTATATCTAAAAAATTAATATCATGTAATTTCATATTTATTATAATAATTTATAATACTATAATATTAATTTAATTTATTTTATGTATATTTTTTTTACTAAAATTATATAACCATATTTATCATTATATTCCCAAAATCTATCAAATTCTATTAAACAGTCTATATTACAATTTGATTCAAATTCATCTTCTGTTATTTCATCTTTATACTTATCAAATATGTTAATATATGTTCTATTATTTCTTTTATTTACTTTTAATTTTATTATAGTACCATTCTTATTACTTTTCATTAAACTTATCATATTTTCTTCTTTTTTACATTCTTCATTTAAAAATTTTTTTTCTAATGTATTAAAAAAATTTTTATATTTATCATCTATCTTTACTAATATATTTTTTTTACCTTTATATTCTGTTATTCTTGTTATATTTTTACAATTTTTTAAATAAAATTGAATTTTATTATTTTTATAATAAACTAATTTACTTCCACTTATTTTTTTAAAATATATCTCATCTTCTATATAATTATTTATATCAAACATTTATATTATTATATTTCTTTATTTTTAACTTAATATTTATTTTAATATGTCTTATTATTATTCAGATGAAGAATTCTTATCTGATGAAGAAGAATTAATTTCACAAGAAGAAATTGAACAACATTATGATGATTATTTTAATATTATGGAAAAAACATTTGATGAAATAAAAGAATATATTAAAGATTATGGATCTAATAAAAATTTACTTCAAAATTCTATGAATTATTTAGATTTAAATCAAATTGTTCTATATGATGAAGATTCTACATATGAATTATCTAATAATTTTATTAATATTATTAATAAAAAATATGAAGATGATAATATGCCAATTCCTTTACCTTCTGTAGTAAATTGTAATTATAATATTGAAAATAATAATTTCAAAGTTATTAAAGATAAAAGTATAAAAACTAAAAAACAATCTATCGAACAATATAAAATTAGAAAACAAAAACGTGATGAAAAAAGAAAATATGAAAATGAACTAAAAAGAAAAGAAATGTATAATAGAACTAAAAATATATTAAATAGATATTTCCCAAATATGTAGATCTAAAATATAAATTTTTTTTTTATATTTTAAATTATGGACTTATTTTTTTAACTTTCAAACTTTTTAACTTTTTTTTTTTTTTTAAAGATTTCTGAAAAAAAAAAAAAAATTTTCCCCCATCCAAAATACCATTTTTGTTCACTTTTTTTATAGTCTAAAAATACTCTCATTCGTCCATTTTAATATCTCTATTCGTCCACATTCGTCCAAATTCGTCCATCCATTCGTCCAAATTCGTCCAATCATTCGTCCAAATTCGTCCAAATTAAAAAATATATTAAGAAATAAAATAATAAATTAATATATAATGTCAAATATTATAAATAAAGAGTGTAAAATATGTAATATTTCTATAAAACATAAGAGTTCTTGGTATAAACACTTGAAATCTAAGAGACATACTCAATTAAAAAATAACAACATAATAACAACACAAGAACAACACAATAACAACACAATAACAACACAAGAACAACACAATAACAACATAATAACAACACAAGAACAACACAAGAACAACATAATAACAACACAAGAACATCCAAAGAAAGTATATGGATATTGTAAATACTGTAATAAAAGTTTTAGTAAACAACAAAGTTTATCAAGACATCAATTAAAATATTGTAAAATAAAAAATAATAATAACATTATAAATAATACAACAAATAATACAATTAATAATACTACTAATAATACAATGAATATAAATAATAAAAATATTATTAACGTTAATTATTATGGAAGTGAAGATTATAGTTTATTAGATAAGAAATTTTTACATAAATTATCATTATATGGTAATGATGTTAAAAAGAAAATAATAAGTACATTAGATAAGTTATATATTGAGAATAATACTAATCATAATGTTGTAGTATCTAATATAGATGGTAATTATTGTAAGGT